TATGTCTATTAATTCTTGTGCCGTTCCATCGACGACGTACTGGTAATGCCACCGTGAGCCACCTTTGAGGAAACGTCTTTTATAAGAGACTGCATAGAGAGGTTCAATTCCTGTAGTCGTACCAGCGAGGATTCCAATGCTGCCTGTGGGGGCGATTGCCCTAACAGCGATTGGTCGAGATACTCCAAGCTCATCCGCAAAGCTGATAGCTGTTTTGTCACTAACTCCACGGTACGTCTGGAGCCACGAGTGTAGTTCGGGCGTAACTTCATATTTATGTCCTTTCTTTAAGAGCCATTCATGGATACCCATGAGGCCTAGTCCTAAGCGTCTGTTTCGTTCCCTAACCTCTGAGACCTTACGGTAGGGGAGGTCAGCTCTAAGAGTGCCACAAAGTAGGAACTTTGTTGCGAGCTCAACAATCGTTGCCATTTCAGCAATTGAATCCACTCGTCCAAGGTTAATTGAGCCAAGATTACAGACATCTGAGTCGTCGGCTGAGGTGACTTCTGTACAAGCGTTGCGTAGCGTCTCATTTTCCTTGTCAAAGAAGTTGAAACTAAACCCCGGCTCGCCAGTCTTGAGAGCTTGTCCCACGTTTTTGAGAAATGTGTCACCGTAATCTCCTGTGGCCCAATAATTTGTAAGCCATTTAGTGTCGTAGTTAAGGCTAATATTGGTCATATCAAGAGGGGCGGGGAAGTTGAAGTCTTCTTGTTTAATGTCCCAAAGAGACTTTCCAGTAGAGCCTACGGCCATGTTATGCCAGTCTTTGGCGGTCAGGAAGTCTTGAGCGTCTCCGTGTTCCCAATTGAGGGAGGCATAGATAGCAGACCTTCGGGAGCCTCCTTGCATGACATTACGACCAATTTCGTTAATCATCTGCATCTTGGGTATAGGGCCACTAGCTGTGCCACCTGTGCGTCCAAGGGGGGAGTCTTTAGGGCGATACACTGAGTAATCAATTCCAATACCGCCACCAGTCATAAGACAGGACTCGGAGCGCCATGATAGATTAGCCCAGTCTTCACGGGTGTCCTCTTCGGCTTTAAGGAGATAACAGTTGTTAAAGAACTTAGCAGGTCTCCCTGCATAGTATAAGTAGCGCCCACCGGGGATGAACTTTAACTGTCGCATAATCTCGGTAAGCTGAGACTTCTCGTCGGGTGTCATATCCTCTCGACACACATCCTCGACAAGGGTTCCACAAAGTTCATCCCAAGTTTCAGCGCCCTCATGGGAATACTTTTGGTTGAATATGTCCTCGGAGAATTTACTCCTAAAGACGGGGTTTTTGTTACTTCTGTATTTCACTCAAATATCTTTCTGCTTCTTCTTTTGTTAGGAACAAAACTTTCTCTCTTGTGGGTGTCACACAATGGAGCCAGAAAAGGTTAGGCTTATACTGTGGATAATATATTGTCCAAGCCAAATATCCTGACGTTGTCTGACAATCTCTTTCCTTAATTCTATACTTCATATTTGTCAAATTCGGCTAAAAGTCTAAGAGCCTCTTCTGAGTCTCCTATGATGAGTTCATCTAAAGTTCTAGAATACATTTCTTTTAAAGTGTTAAGAGCTTTTTCTTGTTTTTTCAAATCATATGTTATGTTATGAGAGTAGTGAGACAAATCAAAGAAATCATTCAAATACGAAGGGTAGTTTCCATGAAGTTTTTTCTTTCTTAATTTTAAAGTGCCTTCTTTAAATTCTTTTTGGAGCTTCTCTAAAGTAAGGGGATTGGCCTCCTTTTTAACAAAGGATGTTCTAATTTTTTTCTCCTTTTTAACTAACATCTCTGTTAGTCTTTGGCGGATATGTTTAATTTGCATTTGATTCATTGTATTAATCCCATAATGAATGTTTATAATCGTCCCACAAGTAATCTCTTGCGGGGGTAATAGTTACGTCGTCAAGGCCACACTCAGGACACGTTCCAGCCCACACTGTGTGGTATCCCGGAACAGGCTTACCGCCAAGGGCGATGGAGCAAGGCCTACAAAGGTCTTCCTTGGGCATGTTAGACATGCTCAGGGTTCCATTCTTCTGTTTGTTTAGCCTTTTTGATAATGGCCTTTAAGACTTTCTCTGGGAGAGACTTCCATTCAAGAGCAAATCCTGTTCCAGCTCTTAAGTCTTCTTTTGAGACAAACTTTTTGAACCAATCAGGTGTCTTGGAATAATTTCTAAGCAAAATCAAGCAGCAAGTATCGTACATATTGTCACTTGCAAGGCTTTTATCTAATTCATAATATCCGTAAGACCAAAGAAGATAGTCGTCAATTCTATTCAGGAGGTATTTAACGTCCATCTTTACTCCCCTGTTCCTTTGCATTCTGAACAATCACCTACAGCAGCTCCGCATTGAACTTCTCCGTATCCTTTGCATCTTTTGCACAGAACAGGAAGACTGTCTATAATAATCCCACAACGGGCTCTTACATGGCTTAAGGGGTGAGCCCCTGAGTCCTTGTCCTCAGTGATGCCCTTCTCGTACTCTTTCAAGTGTCGTTTAAGGGCTGCTAGGTCTTTCTTAAGGTCTCGTTCTTGGTCAATCCAATCAAGGTGCTCCCCGTTCTTAGAGGCTCCGTCTTTGTAGACAAGCTTCTCGTCGTCGAGAACCTTAGGGGAGGGCCAGAAGGAAATCTTATGGATGATGTATGTGGACATTTTACTCATTAAACCAACTCCCAGTCAAGAGAACATTGTCTGGTATATGAACTGATTTCAAAATCTCTATCAGTTCTTCCTTATTCTGTCCAGCGAGTCCTGTTCCTACAGGGGTGAACTTAAAAGTCAGTTCCGGATTTTCTAAGGCATACATAAAGAAGGTGTCTATATTATCTACTACCTCTAAAAAAGGAAGGGAGGCTAGTTTTTCATCCTTAGTGGGTAAGGCATAACTATCTCCTGTTCGGCCTTCCCCTATTCCATACTCAGCCCCGTAGTGGTTTCTAGCATGAAGGGCGGCCCCTTTTCCATGTCGGCCTGAAAGGTTTGAGCCAAATACAAAAATAATGTTATTCGTCATCTTCAGTCTCCATCATTCCAATCTCTTCTTTAAGGTCTTCTAGGTGGTCTGACAGGAGGTCCATAAAGGACCCCCCGTCGAACAACACTGAGAACTCCGTATCGAGGAAGTCAACAAGCTCAGCAGGGGTGAAGTGTTGACTAATCCTCTCAAGAATTGCTTCCATGTTATGTTCCTTTTGTTGGTGGCTTGGTGTTGTTAAAGGCCGCTATGAGTAACAATATAGAGACTGCTATAACAGACCAGTCAAGGGTAGTCATGTTGCTATACATTAGGCTTAATCTTTTTCAAAGCTTGTTTTGGATATATTTGAACAGACCCTTTTTCTGTTTCACTCTCAACAGCGTAACCTTCTTTAGTTAGAGAAGAGGAATAAAATCCTACGACTGTTCCTGTCCAAGAAGAGCCTTTTATTTTTGTAACCCTATCTCCTAAAGAAAAAGTAAACTCTTTATACATATTCAGGCTTTCCTATGCTTTTATCGTGAGTACGCTCAGACATCCAAGTGCCACAAGAATTACATCTAAACCGTCTGTAACGGAATGAACGTGTCTCACGATAGCCTCGTGCTTGGAGGTCATGTGAACCACAGTTAGTACATCCTGTAGATTTCTCTAAATCAATCGGGTGGGCTTTAATCCAAGGTAAGAGCTTTTTGTAAAGCTTCTCGGTTAGATTAACGTCTTGAAGGTTATACTTCTTCATGAGCTTCCATGCACGAGGATTGTCCTCTAACATGCAACCTTTAAAGAGCTTCATATAACCTGCTCCGGGAGTCTTACGCCCTAGACCTAGTGTGTCCCCTAAAGAGTCCAGACGGTTAGAAGTATTCGCAAAGTTTTTACGCGCAATCTTCAAGGTGTCAATGGTTCTAAAAGGAGCTGGGGGAGTAAGTCCGTGTCGGATGAATAAAGCGTTAGCTTTCTTAACGTCGAATTTATCTACGTTATGCCCTATGACAACATCAGCTTCGTCGAACAGCCCCCAGAGGGTTTTGACCATTTCAATATCGTTGTAAGGGTCTCCTTCGGGGGGTCGTACAAAGTAGGTTTTCTTTTGCCCGTACCATTTATAGGCGAAGCAAATCATTTGCCAGTCTTTGGTCACTTCAATTATATTAGTGTTCCAAGTAGACCAAGCGTAACCCGTAATAGGGGTAGTTTCAATATCGTATATAAGTATTTTCAAAATTTATCCTTGTTCAGCGGAAGAGAGACGACAGCAAAGGTTTATTCTGCCCACGGTGTCAGAGGAATCGCCCCTATCGATAATGGCCTGGGTTTCAATATCCTACTTAAAAACCATTGTTCTCTCCAAGGGCTATCTGGGTTAGGGACAGTGGTTATATAAAGAGAGCCGGGGAGACTGGCTACTGTTCCTTTCGGTTTAGTGAGGGCGTTATAGATGTGTAAACGGAGTTCTTTATCTTCAACTTGTACCGCCCGACAAACATCGGTGGCTATGACATACTTATCGAAGTGAGCCTTATCAGAAGTTATTATAATGTTGGCCAAATCTTTACGGTAGCTTATGAAGTTAGAGGTCTTGTATTTATCGTCTCCGTCAATCTCAAACCCTTCTTCCCATAGAACATATGCTAACTCGGAGTAGCCTTGTAGACCTACATACACGAGATAGTCATAGTCTGTATCTTCTTTGACGGTGGCAACAGAAGTCTCGCGGGAGCCCATAGGGTAGATATGGGCCTTAGCTTTATGGAGAGCTCTACGGACATTCTCATTAAGACCTACAGGTAAGTCTTTCTCGTCTGTTATGGTGTACTTTCTCTTAGACATTAGTATTTCCTTTCTATGGTATGCCCTAAGTGGGTTAGAATATCTCGGTAAACCTCGTCAAGACTATATCCAATCAAGGAGGTACATCCAGCATTTGGCTCATAGTCTCCAAAACTTTTACCGTCAATAGTGACTTTGAAACCTTCCTCGTAGTTAGAACCACAAGTGTCACAGTCTGTTTCATCAGATAAATCTTCGATTACTATTTTAACCATTTGTCTGGTATCCTTTTATGTGACCACAGAAACCCTGCCTTGTCGGCCCACATTCCATAAGTAGTTTTTGAGTTTTTATTGAGCTTGTTTTTTGCGTTTTGGAAGACAAACCGTATGTCTAGCTCTGGATGCTGTTCTTTAATTGCTTTCATCTTACGACGGTCAGCGGGTTTGAGAACACCTTTAGCTTCTATTCGTATTCCGTTGGGGAGGATAAAATCAGGAGTATAGTTTGATACGAGCACGTAGGAGTATTTTTCAGACTCGTATTCGTATTCTATTTTCTCCTTGGAGAGTTGAGAAGCAAGAGACTCTTCAAACTTGCTCCTGAAATTATGTTCTTTATTCTTGGTCGTCATCTAAGGACACCACATAGTCTATATTGCTAAGAGGAGCCATGAATTTGACATCTTTAGGGTCTTCTCCGAAGATGGCGAAGACAGACTGAACAGAGAGTTGACCATGAACTTCTAGGACTGTGGTAGCACCTAAAGGTGTTGTCACGCTGATGCGCCAGTCTTTCATCATTAAAAGGTCTTCCCCCGAAGTGTTATCAGCGGCTACCTTTGGTTGGAAGCCTACAACGTTAGTTTTGCTGGGTTTAGCCCCAGTCTCTTTATTATCGTTGGGTGTTTCGTCAGTCAAGTCTAATTATCCTTTTTGTTTGGTTAGGAGGCCTTTAGGTGGTGGTGCTTCAAACACCTTAGGTAGTCGGTCTACTTTTGTGAGGTATTTAGGCCCGTTAGAGTAGAGGAAAGTTCGGAGGCCAGCTCCGTCATTAGCGTCTCTCCAGCAGTGGTATTTAAATGGACAGTAAGAACACCCCCGGGAAAGTCCCATGTTTCCAGACTTCCCTTCAGGAATTGTCTTAAAACACCTAGACGGGACTCGTAGGGTATCGGATTGGACGTTCTTTTGTCTACTGATGTGACCGCTAACGTCAACCGATAGCAGTTCTTCTTTTGAAAATAAACAGAGACATAGCTGTCCCGACACCTTATTGATACTGAGGAACCCACCGCCCAAAGTTTCTTTTTCGAGAGCTTTATAATAGGAAGCCAACTGGGGTATATAGTTAAATCCGTCATCGTCCCGTATGGAGCCGTCTTTGAACTTGAGAAATCCAAACGGACTGGCGCTTTTAACGTCAATAACATACCCATCAATGATAGCGTCAATGTGCCCTGTAACTCCATCGACTTCGACTTCTCGTTGTTCGTGGGTAACTTCATGACCAGCTTCCTTCGCTAAGTATAGTATCAATTCTTCGAGAATGTGTCCGTATTGAAACTTCATCAATACTGCTGCTGAATACTCTTCTCGGGGAGCATGAGTAAGCTCGTAATGAAGCTGTCTGGAGGGCTTTCCTACTGCGGATAACCTAAGCCTAGGCACACGAGGGGAAAGGGGTTGAGCGAGGCTCTCAGCTAGGTTAGCGGCGACTTTAAGGCCGTATTCAGCTAGGAGTTTTTCCTCTGAGATGGCCCCACCAGTGAGCAATCTTTCGATGTCACTGATGAGGGTCTCTATGGAGGGCTTTTTAGGCAAAGAACAGTCTTTGGAGAGTGTCTACAATTATATAGACATATAAAACTAAGAGAGATTCTCCTACATTATTTTCAAACTCCTCCAGAAGCAGTTTGTATAAATTTTTCATAATATTAAGTCTCTTCCTCGTTCTCGTCCCAGACTTCATTATCTGGTTCTGCTAGGGGCTCACCTTCGTCGTACTCAAAGTCTTCACGAGGGGCGACAGGAACATGTTCCCATACTTGGACCTCTCGGAGGGCTGGTTTACGCCAAGGTGTTTTGTTGAAGACTCCTTCACGAATGTCGAAACGGACATTAACGACAGAGCCATTACCAATGAGGACTTCAGAGTCCCAATCACGTCCGTAACGGTCTTTTACACGAGGAGGAGTTAAGAGCTCTCCGTCACGTGTTTTTTCAGGTTGCACAAACTTGATGTAAGGAAGGTCGTAGCCTTCTTTCTCTTTAATCTTGTTACCAAGTTTTTCTTCTTTCAGAGCGTCAACAACTTCAGGCTCGATGAGCAAGTCCATTGTATACTCTTTAGCAGTTGCGCCGTAGTTGTCCACGGGCTTAAGTATTTTTGCCCATTGGGCGATACCTTTAATAATCATAGGTGATGTTTTCCATTATGTTTTGGATTGGTTGGTGGTTTAATAGAACTCTTTAATAAGCTCTATAGGGTATAGTAACACATTGAATCTTAATTGTCAAGGGTTATTTTGAGATATTTTGTGTTCTTCTAAGATGTCCAATATCGGGACATACTTTTTGTCCACTTCAATTTTAAGTCGGTCACAGTCCCACCACAAAAGAGATAAAGTTTTTTCCTCTTCCTTCATCAAATAGACTAGAGCAGCCGCCTTTAAGGCGTCATTTTCCTCTAAGGCCTTTTTCAAGGAGACGTTTCTTTTCCGCATAAAGAGCGGAAAGGTTTTTGACTCCTCTAGGGTTTTTTCTTTATGCTCCTTATCTCTTAATAAAATAAAAATAAAAAGAGGAGAGAATAGAATTAAAACAGGTAGCCCTACAAGCAGAAAGTCCTTCATAGCCCTAACTCCAAGCCCACTTAGGAACCTTGTTGAAGACTCCTCTGATAACCCATATAGGGTTGTGACGGGTCTCACTTAACCCCTCCATGAAGGGGAGAAGTTGCCAGAGGTTGTATTTTCCGTCAGGCCGTAGGGTAAATTCTTCGGCGAGAGGCCGGGGGTGTTTTGTTTTAGTGGTCATCTTATTTGATTCCTTTCAAGAATTCTCTTCCTTTTTCTGTGTGTCCGCCGTTGAAGGTTATCATCCCTAAGTTTCTTAGACGAGTGACACATACATTAAAAGCAGCTCCCGCTATGACTGGTGTTTCTGTAGGGAACCCGTATAAGTCTTTCAAAACATCTAGTTCGTATCCTTCAATTTTAATGTGTGTCTGCCCAGTTTGGTCCGACATTATAGTCTCCTTCCATTAGTACGTTAAAGCCCAGCAGTTGGCCCGCGAGTGTGATAGATTGACAATAAACTTCTCCACACTCTTTAGCGTAGTTTTTCTCCGATTCCATCTGAACCTCGTCGTGGACGTCCAGAACTTTTTTACACCTGTCGAGGTCCCAAGGAGTTTCCATCTTAGCTCCGTCAAGAGCGTTTATAGAGTATCCGTAGGCGAGGATAGTTGCAAGCTTCATTAAGATTCCGCCAGCGGACTGACAGAGGTAGTTAAGGGCGGCGTGAGGACTCGGGCAACGAACAAAGCCACCATCAATAGTCTCAATCCATCCTTCTTTAGTCGAGTGGTACTCACTCTGAACTTTCTCTGTTAGCTCTTTAAGACCCGGAACATTCTCCATAAGAGTGGCACGTACAACGATACCGACTTTACGGTTCTTGCCCATCATCTTTCCAAGCTTAGGGTCAGAAGCCCCGTAGAGGAACGCATAGAAGAGGGCCTTAAGGATTTGACGATAACCGTTAGATTCTTCGTCTTCTTTAGGCTTCCCAGCGTCTCTCCATTTACGGAGATTCTCAGAGATTTCTTTTAACCCTAGAGCTTCGTAGACAGCAATAGCGTTAGCTGTATGGAAGTCAGAGGTTAGGAACTCTTCCGCAGCAGGATTATCCAAGTAGTGCATCAATACCCGGCCTTCAAGGCCTTTAGCGTCAATCCCTACTAGAAGAGACCCTTCAGAGACAGTCCACAATTCACGGAGCTCACGTCCATAAGGCTTGTCAGCGGAACAGATGTTAGCGGTATTAGGTGTGGTGTGTCTCATGCGTCGAGTACCTGCCCCACACGAGAAGACGCGGCCATGAATACGACCATCGTCTTTCAAGTGCTTCAACCACTCCTCAAGAGACCTGATACGTCCAGAGTAGAGCATCCAATCAGAGATTAGTGCTACTTCCTCTAGTCCAGATTTTTTGGCAAAGGCTAGGAGTTGGTCTTCAGTTACCTTGGGATTTCCGCCCCCTCCTTTCGGAGTTTTGGGTGTGAATTCTGTCGGCTTCCAACCCAGAGCGAGTAGTCGTTCCACTCTTTGCTTGGGGGAACCAATATTGAAATCCTTGTAATCCCATGTTCGGTACATCTTTCCGCTATTGCTGAAGGTAAGTCGAGAATATCGTTCAAGATGTTTTTTATATGAGGCGTAGGGGGTTCCATCTTGTCGAAGTCGATAGTGATATTCACCTTGGAGGACAAGTTTGGGAGGGAAGACGCTATGAATGCGTTTCTCCACGTTGGCTTTAAGAGACTGGAGCTCCGCCAAGAGAATAGTCGCTCGTCGTTCGTCGAACTTGACCCCATTAGCTGTTTGCTCATCAATAATTTTCCTTATTTTGTGTTCAATTTCACATGAAAGCTCACTAAAACCTTTAAGCTTCATTCGCCCAGAAAGACGTTTGAAGAGGGTGGCAGTGATTTCTACGTCCTGCTCACAATAGCTTAACATCTCTTCAGTGAAGTGAGAGAAGTCGTCAAACTCTATTTTTTGGTTGCCGAATCTCGCACCCCAAGCAGAGAGGCTGTGACCACCACGCATGTGCGGGTCATATAGATAACTAAGAGTGAGGGTATCCACAATATCATTGATATTAATAGAAGTCCCAGCAAGAGCATTGAGCGCAGGAATGTCATAAGAGATTGCATTGTGTCCGACCCATCTTGTTGTGGGCTTATCCTTTAACGTATTAATGAAATCTGCTAAGTATCCGTTCTCGATGTCAGCGGGACGGAAGGACCAAGTGTCCTCCTCACCGTAAATTTCTTTGATTACAACACACCATATTTTCGTAGGTGTGAGGCTATCGGCTTCAATGTCGATAGCATAGTAGTTTAGTCCGTTGTCTGGGTGGTTTAGGTACACTTATAGGACCGTTTGTGAGGAGAAAGCCCACTCCAAGAAGCGAACCACTCCTATTAAGATAGAAAAACATGCCGCTATAATAAACCATCTTCTTAGGCAGATAATTATTATATTACCTAGAGACGGTAGAGGGTTAAAGACGTTAAAATTTTCATAGTAGATTGGTAGAAAGAAAAAGAAAACAATTGAGGCGGTCACTAAAACACTGACTGTCCCATTAGCTATAAATTGGAGTATATCATTCATCGGTAGGGTCGTCCTTCCATTCTTCTGTTGGTGGTTCTTCGTAGGTAAACCCTTCTTGAGGGATGCCTTCTTCAAACCTTCTTGCTTCTTCTTCAGTTAACTCTCGCATACGGCCTGTGTTGGCTTCGTAGAAGAGGAAACCTGCGGGGCCAGTGCGACCACAGAAGCGGTTCTTTTCTACTTCCATCACAGTTACGTTACGGATGAAAGGGTCTTTAGCTTTCTTGTCCCGGTTAATCTTAATGACAATGTTGGCTAACTGTTCTACGCCAGCAGTGCCACGTATCTGACCTTGACGGTTCTGGTGGATAACTCCAATAAGAGCTATATCCAATTCCATACAGAGGGTCTTCAACTTGGTTGCCGCTTCGTCTAGCTGCTTACGTTCGTCACCGTTCTGGTCACTAACAAGGATGCTAAAGTGGTCTAGGAAGATATACTTACAGCCCATGTTGTGCATGAACCTAATGTTAGCTATAACTTCTTCAATGGTATTAGAACCAAAATGGTCCCACATGACAACTCGGTCATTATCAAGGGTCTCTTCGAACCATCCTCTCATCTGCTCCGTAGTTACTTCCGCCCGAACATCGGGTAAGTGTAGAGGTTTATTGGCGGTAATCGAAATGAGCCCCAACGCAGTGTCGTCGTTAGGTTCCTCAAGATGCAAAATCCCAATCCCAACGTCATCGGAGATTGATAGTATGTTGTGTTGAGACTCTTTAAGGAGACTTGTCTTACCGACTCCTGTCTCGGCTGTAACAACAACCATTTCAGATAGACGGATGCCGTAAGTTTTTTCATTGAGAGAGTCCCAAGGCCAAGGTATCGAATCATTTTCTTTAGGCTCCTTAATTTTGTCCCAGAGGTCTTTACCTACTACTAGGCCAGCGGGAGTGTAGGTAGGGGCAGACCACCATTCTTTCATGAAGCTGGCTTGTTTACCCTCTATGAGGTAGTCGTTAGCGTCTTTATATTCATTCAGAGTGACTATGCGGACCTTACCGATAGGGAACAATTTAGCCACTGCTTGAGCAGCCTCTTGTCCTACATAGTGGGTCACACCTGTAGCAGGGTTTCGTTTGCCTTCATCTTTGTCAAACACGATAACAATCTCTTTGAAAGAGTTAAGGTAATTGAAGTTAGCGAGGCAGTCCTTAGGGGCAGCCCCAGCAGACGTCACAGACACTACGGGGTAACGTGACCCTTGCATCTGATAAGCAGCCATAGCGTCACACTCGCCTTCGACAATTGTTATCGCCTTAGCGCTGTTAGCAGGAAAGAGTTGCTGTCCGAAGAGGCCTATCCGAGAGGTGTCGCCTTTCCACCCAAAAGATTTGGTATGGGAACGATATTTAGCTGCTACATAGTCACCTGTTTCTTTATCAAAATAAGGGTATATATGCTTAGTACGGCCTTCTCCAAGATTTTGAGTAACTTGATATTTCTTTGCCGTATCAGCGCTGATGGCTCTATCTTTCAAAGGGGTGAAGTCTTTAGGTAGTTCAGGGGGGGTTGTCGTCGATTTTTTACTCACTGATGGTTTCTTTTTCTGTTCTGTTTCAGGGTTGGCCTTAGTAGACGAGGCCTTAGAGGGATTCGAAGTGTGAGTCCCGCAAGAGAAGCAATACGTATGGCCATCATCATAAAGACCACACGCATCGCTTGAAGGACAGTGTTTACACGGCCCCTTGCTGACGAGAGTAGATTCACTATTTCTCATCATTCTTGCCGACTACAGTTGGTTCTTCGTTTAGGAGATGTTCGAAGTCGTCGTCGGTAAAGTCATCAAAAGCTTCTGGGTCAAAGGAAGGCTCAGAAGCTTTGATACACACCCTACAAGGCTCAATCTTACCAGTGATAGGATGAGTTGTGAAGTGTGGCATAAAGGTGTTGCAAATATTACATCGCATTTTTCTTCTCCGTGTTTATAGTTATAATTATTGGAGTCGGCTGTTAGTGATAGATTAGTAGGGGTATTCGAGTTTGTCGCAAATAGCTTGAGCGAACAAGATTACATCTTCAATCACTTCACCAGAATTCGCAAAGCTCTCAAACTCTGTCGCACAGATTCTCTCCCCTATTTCACCTGTGACCTGAGAAGAGGTAGACCAGCTACAAAACTCCGAGGAAATGCCCCTAGCCGCTCTTACAACACTTCGTACAGACCAGCAAGAAGGACTCGAACACCGCCTAGCTTGGTCTAAGGTCATAGCACTATAAGGGTTAGCGCCAAGAGTCTTAACTATTTTATCAATGTCAAGGCCTTTAATAGCTTCGACATATGCGTCAATAGTACCGCCTTCAAGGCCGGGACTGGTGTTAATCTCTAAGACGAAGGCGTTTTTCTTAGTACGGTTCCAGATAACATCTACAGCGCCAAACACTAAGCGTATATCCTTTACAGCTTGAAGGGCTTGAACAACAACATCTTCAGGACATTCTTCTCTTACACCTTCAACGACATATATAAAACCATTCTTATGGTTGCGAACCTTCCAGTCAATACTCTCAGAGTCAATCTCATTAGTACGAATTTGCTCTGTGAGCTCTGGTCTAAGTATCTTCTTTTGTATTCGGATAGCTTCTCCGTTAAACACATGAACACGATACTCTGAGGACTTAGGCACATACTTAGTATATAGCTTTGCATCAGGAATGTCAAGCTCTTTTTTAGGGTCAAGTACAACAAGACCTTCGGCAGAGTGCCCTGTGAGCTTGGTACGAGCACAAACAGTGTGCCCCTTGTCGAGCCACTCAACAACCTTTTTTACGTCGGAAGTATAAGGCACAAGACGAGCCGTGGAGTTTTTCAAGGCCTCAAAGAAGGTCAGTTTATTGGAGGCCCTAGAGACAACCGTGGGCTCATTGAGCATAGGACAGTCTACAAACTTTTTACTGGAGCCCCAGTTGATTACTAGGTCACTCTCTCGGTGCTTGTACTTAGACTTCCCATTCACTAGGAGCCTCTTGCCGCCTACAGCTTCCGCAAGAGAAGCGGCAGAAGAGGAGGCTTGCTTATAAGGGTGAATGAAAATTCTGTTGACGGTAGTTTTTGACATCTTAGTCTAGTCCTTCTCGGTTAATCCAATATTCTTTGATGATGTTCTCAATTCTTTCGTCAGCTATATCGGCACGAAGACAAGCTACTACAATATTACCTCTTAAGACTCCTCTGTCCCTAACATTCCGAGGGAAGTCTAGAAAATCTGACAAAAGGCGGAAGAACTCGTCGGGGTCCTCTCCAGCTGATATATAGTAGGCTGAGTAAGGGTGGCCTTCTTCAAAAGGCATCGCATCACGATGAATTTGAGCAGGGGCGGTAGGGGTGACAGGGGCAGGGGCGTGAGGGTCAATGAAAGTAGCCTCGTCAATAAAGATATTGTCTAGAGGCCGGTTAAAGGTTGTCGGAGGTGTTGTCATAGAAACATACTTCTTTTTCTTGCTGACACTACCTTGTTCTGGCTCGTACTTTCCCCAGTCAATATCGTAAGCAAGGCATTGAACGACACGTAGAGCATCACGGAGAGAGTTTTCCATCTCCTCTGGTCCCTCGAATAGGTCTCGAGTGGAGGCGTAAAGAAGAGGAAGATGTTGCCGGATAAAGCCAACAGGAGACAGAGAAGAGAACTGTTGAATGACTTCTGTTGGCTCTGCGATACCGTCAATAGACAAGCGAAGCTCATTGATGATAGATAACCACTGAATTAGCTCAGAAGGAGATTCTTGAAGACCACGCCCAGCACGAAATTCAATAGTCCCGAAACTCTTACTTGTTCCACGACGCAGAGGCATATAGTTGAGAGCAGAATACCTAAGACCATTATCTACGTTGCGGTCTTCTAGGAAGCTCATCAAGGACTCCACTAAAAGAGGGGCCTGAGTCGCCTGAAGAGCAAACAAGTTGTGCTCCCGTTCAGCTCCGTTATAGCGGCTCAAAAGAGGCTCTGCTACATAGTACATCAACAAGAGACGGACAAGGGCTTCTAAGGTCATGTCTTGCACATTCATGTGGACATGAACAGACGTTCGGATAGAAGGGGTTATTGACATGTTGGCTCTCTTAAAAAGGGCAGAGAGCTGTTCTACAGCGAGAGGGACTTGAGCGTAAGAGATAGGAGACGCGGAGATGAACTCCCGTCCTCCGGGCTCCCCCTTAGTGTTACGAAGAGAGTTATCTTCAACAGCTTTCCACAAGCTACCGTGACTTTTCATAGAAGCCGCAGAGGGGTATCGGTCATTAGAGTCTTCCACTTCGACTTCAATACCGAACAAAGTCCCGTTGACTTCTTCCCGAAAGGCTCCGAAGTATTCCCGAACAGTGGTAGTGTAAGGGTCTGCCCTTTTTAGCCGTGTAGGCTTAGATAGGTTGGTTTTTTTATAGATTGTCGGCACAAGATACTCCTAATTCTTCCAACGATTCTTTGAGGTAGTGATATTTACCCAAAAGAGATACCTCTTCTCTCTCTTGTGAGTATGTTCCTATGTGTCTAGTCAAGTGACTGACTGTGACGTGTCCTACTTCATCTACTGTGAAGGAGAACTGATTACTAAACGCCATAGAGTTCTCTTCAGAACATTCAAAGAGTCTCTTCAGGCATTCGTCAGGGCTCGGGTAGATTCCGTACAATGAGGAGATGTAACCCCCAGAGAGGATACTACTTCTTTCAAATAAGCCCCTGTCGTCGTTTGATACAGGCTTAATTTGAATGTTGCGTGTCTGTAGGCCTTGTTTAGTTTGAGTGAAAGGAGCACGAGAACAAGCGTAAGCAATATATCTCTTAACTTCTTTACCTTTACGAGAGCTCCAAGAGAAATTACTTAACCCGATATTGCGGATACGGAGGTCTAACTCTTCCACAGGGATAGTCTTTCTGTCGCTCCTAGGAGGTTCATCTACGAAGTCTTTAGGACATTCAAGGGAAAAACCGGAAGCTGAATACTTAGCCACGTATTCAGGAGAAGCCCGGAAATCATCTAGATTTTTACGTCGCTCTCTTTGTTGCTCGACAGTGCCAGCCGTGTTGTACAAAGATATTAGCTCTACCTCTGTTCTCTTGACTTCTGGGGGGAGATTCGTAACAATCTCCTCTACATAAAAAGGAATGCCATCATAGAAAACAACAGAATCCTTTATCCGCATCCTCCAATCATTAATGGTCCCGTAGTCAGGGGCGAAGCTTTTTTTCTTTACCTTAGTCATAACCGCGTATACTCCTTTTAAGTTTTATTTCTATCTAGTGTCCAACAGCCGAAAGAAATGCCGGAACGACGTCAACTGAACTTTCGTTTATAATTTCCCGGGCTTTAGTGTGCATAAAGTCTGGCAACACTTCTCCTGCCATCCACTGTTGTGTGGCTTTAACAGTTCGGTCAAAAACTTCTCCCATAAGGTCAGGAGAGAGGAGCCAAGCGTTAGACAATACACGGTACTCAACTCCGTACTCTTTAGGTCGGAAAGCACCAGCAGCCCCATAAAGAGACCGACGCTCTACGTCTTGGTCATAAGTGAGGGAGTAGACACCTAAGGTGGCGTCTAAGTGTTTTACTAAAGAGCAGCAGTCTTTGAAGTGGTTCTCGTTGAACGGGTCTGACACCATCTCAGATGTAAACCCTATGTGAATATGACCAGCAGCAGTACGCATAGTCCCTGTAGATACGTCAGGACGAGGGTTGACACCCATAGAATATGCGTCATAATCTGGCTCGCAGCCTAGCTCAAGAGCCTCGTAGGGCTGTGCTGAGTAGACCTCTGGACTGAAATGGGCCACAGGGACGCCGGGGACAGGGATAATGCCTGAGGGAAGCTGTGAGGTCATTGAAGCAAACACTGATTGGACCTTAGAGACAAAGTCTTCGCGAGTAGTCACAGGGTCAGTGTTAAACTCACAGGCCATTCCGTCAATTTGGATTGCCCCGTCTTTAACGACGTGAGGATTTTCCTTGTTGCCGGGCAGTAGGCCGTGAGCACTTACAAACTCTTTAGTAGAAGAGTCAATTACAAAAACTTCAGGGTCACATCCGATTGTGATTAACTTGTTGGTCATGATGATAGATTCCTTTCAAAGGGAAGAGGGGTGATTTAAAAGACTAAGCAGTACGGTTAGACTCGTAAGCTTTTTGGAGTTCGACTTCTTTAGCGCAAGAGCCACAAAGAATAGACTTAGGGGCTACCGCAACAGTGCCTTTATCGTCAGAGTCCACGTTGGAAGTACACCAACAACAGAAAGCAGTGCCTTTAGAGAAGACTTCCAGTAACTCGCCTTCGCTCATCTCATATGGCTCAAGGACAAGCCCAACAGAAGAGGCGAGGGAAGACTTGGACGTGTCTACTTTTCTTTTGTTCTGGCTAAATCCGTGAACGTTACTGTAATTATTTCGATAGCTGTTAGTGACCCCACCACGGTAAGAGGCAGGGGGGAGAGGCTTTTTTGGTTTCACAGTCACCCGTTCTTCTTTACCGAACTCCTCGCCTACGGCAGGGACGGCCCATCGAAATTCAACGTTTATGGGCAGAGAGTAGATGGTGTCCAACTTAACACGCCCCTTTCTAGCGCAAGCTAGACGTAGCATGTTGGCCTCAGAAGCCCAGAATAATTGTTTCTTATCTTCGGATAGAGCGAAACAGAGAGTGCGTTCATCGTTGCGTACCATACAGATTTCATTTGTAGTGAAGTCATAGTACACAAGAGCCCAAGCCCCGGAGTAGCCAGAACGAAGCTTAGAAAGAGTATCCTTAATCCCGTTCTCGGAGATATTGTTAAGGATTTCTTCGCTGTCTGTGCCCCATGACCCGTCAAAGGTTAGGTCGGACAAGTCACTGACAGTGCCATTGTGTGCGCCGACAATGTTCTCTGTCATGAAAGGGTGAGTGTTCTCGAAAATATGTTCACCCTTAGTCGCATGACGGTTATGCCCGATAAGAACAGAGTGTGATGTGCTTCGAAGCATCGTCTTGACAGCTTCAATACCTAAAAAGGTTGGAGCGTCTACAGGAGCTTTGATGATTTTGCAATCATCTGGCTCACGGCTCCCTTTTGCCCAAGGGACAGAGGCTATACCAGTGCCGTGGGCTCCTCTGACAGTATCAAAGAACAGTAAGTCTTTGAAAGCGTCTACTGATGCTGAATTTAAATCTCCAGCTACTCCTACGTGTCCACACATATAGTCTCCATTTTGTTGATGTGGTTAATATTAGTTTATTTAGTCGCGGCGTACTTCTCAACGAGACTAAAACAGTATCGTTCAAAAGATGAGCCTAACATTCTCTCTGGGTGTGCTTGAATGCACAGAGAACGGGTATTATTGCAGTATATGATTTCTGCGTCTTGCCGCATAAGGTCAAAGTCAGACATTTTTCTTTTGGCGAAAAACTCCAGCCTGTTACGAGCCATAGGAAGAGGCAACTCCTTTTCATGAGGGGAAGCCGAAAGAGTGTCCTTTCCCGTCGTCTTGTTGAAAGTTACCGCCAATATTTCCCTGTTAGAAACCTTATGGGAAGGCACCATCATTTGATGATGGGTGGAAGTGACTCTTTCGAACACTTGAGGTTCTTTTATCAAACGTACAGCGTGTGGTGATAGATGCCGTTTATTGCCGATATTTTGTATCATAGTGCCACCACTAAGAACATTCAGCAGTTGGGCTCCGCGACAAATACCGAGCTTAAACGTGTCCTTTCCGAGAACAGCTAGGTTCTTCTCATAGAAGTCTCGTTCAGGGGAATAAGCCCTAGTGGCATAGTGCTTCGGTTGATTATAGAGCGAAGGGGATATGTCAGGCCCACCAGCAAAGACTATTATATCTGCCTTTGAAGGATTATAGGTAACAGTGTGTCCTCTGATGACTAGCCAATTCTGTATTTCGACACCGGGGTGCCAACTAGGGTCTCCAATAGACCCCGCACAGAAGACGGCGAGGGGGTTCTTAGTCTTCTCAAAAGGAGACTTTTTAGTTTTTTGTTCAAGCAACTTCTTTCTCCTTTGCTCTTTCTTTCTTCTTTTTCTTTTGGACATTTGCATTTTTCTCTTGACAAATCTGAAATATGTGGTATAATACCTTTAAGGGGCAGAGTTAAGGAACCTAATAATAGGCACTAACTTATCTCTTTGTCCAATCCCCGCTTTCAATAAGCGACTCCACTCGAAAATCCCTGTTATAGTAGTAGATTTCAACAGGTTCCTGTAAAGTGTGAGGGGTAGTCTCCGCTCTTAAGTAGAGGGAAGCGTCTTGTCTCTCAAAGTAATACCCTTCGAGACCATCAAGACTTTGCCCTAAAGTTGGCTCAACAATCTCGTAGATTTCAACTACTACAGGTTCAACAGTAGTCGTGTCAACCTCAGGATGTTCAGCTACTAGGCCGGGGTAGCCTCCGTGTAACCCAAAGAGGATACCATCAACGGTATCTTTTCCAATGAATTTGGCACGAGAGCCTAGCCTTAGGGCTTCGTAGTTGCCACATCCTTCACGGAGAGTACCGTATACAGCGAACTTATCGCCAACAGTTAGGGTGTTAGAGGAGGGTGTGATAGATTGGTTATAGGCTGTCATAGGTTATCGGTCCTTGTTCATAAAATCTTGTTCCCAGTATTGGGGGCCTACTATAACTGGGTGGCCATTGAGGGTTAGGTCTTCCGCTATTCTCCATTTGAGTTCATCGAGAGATAGTTGTACGATGTCCCAATCGTCTGTGAAGGCGAAATAGGTTGGCTCTACTTTTGCAGACTCAATCTTTCGGGGCTCCATTGCAGAAGTCTCTAAGCAAAAGAGAAAGAGCTCAATCTCATCAGAGGCTAAGACATACTTAGGGTCTCCTTCGTAGAGAGAGGCCTCAAGAGGAGGAATTTCCGTAGGCTCATCGGGGTCGATTAAAACGAAATCATCCACTTCAGGCCGAGAGATAAACTCACGGTCTCTAGGGTCGGCCTTAGGGAAAGTGCTGGTGACTTTTGCCATATAGGCTATCCTTTCTTGTAGTTAGGGTTAACACGGCCCATAGGCAGCAACCAGTGACGGTACGCCCCACTGTAGTCAGAAGACCTGTAGTTTCCGTTTAGGTACGGCATACCGTCTTCTGTTAAAGGGACAAAGCCGAGAGCTAGCGCTTCCGCAAGGTTTGTTCTTATCTGGAATCTTCCCTCTCCTCTTGTACGAAGTATCATAACCTGTGTGGCAGACCTCGTATCGTAGCAAGCGGAAGCAGAGAGAGCAGGAGCTCCATTATTCTTGAAGCCGTATAGTCCTCCTACTCGAGGCATATTTTCTGGACTGAAACTGTAGCTAACCTTAGACCTTGTAGCTAAGAGAGTCTCATCAGTGACAGCGTCTCTTGTAGGAGGCATCTCGAAGGCAGGTTCCGATTGACGCTCAAGCTGTTTTTCACTGACAGTTGTCTTGAAGTATAGGGCAGACGTCTTTTTGTCAGTTAGGGCTAAGTGCCAGCCTTCTTTTTGGAATATGTCGCCATACTTTTTGTGTATCTCAAGAGGCATGGAGAAGAGAACTCCCGTAGTACACTGTCCTCCGCTTTTGTTTGTGTAACAATCTCTATCTAATTCCTTTTTTAAGGCCTTCACAATATCTTCGGCCACTTTCTCCTCTAAGAGGAAATTTGTGGTTCTGTGATTGAAGAAGAAAGAAGAGGCACCACAACAACTTAACAAGCCTTGATGAGTTGTGCCTATTTTGACATATCGAGTGGGGGTGCGATACCCTGCCAGCTCATCCATTATAGTGTTCATACGGCTGTTGTTTCCAGACTCCATTACGTGCTTTCGGAGACGAGATGTTGATGATAGATTCTGCAAAGGGCTGAAGTCTCCTCGTAGGCTGTCCCGAAGAGTGAACGCCTTAGGGCGTTTTTTCTTGTCGCCGAACTTTTCCGGCCAAGAAGTCTTAAGGCCAAAACAAGCCTCTAGGTCGGACATTGCAAATCGAGAGATGAAGGTAGGTTTAGACAAGGGGTAGTCCTTTCTTAGTAGGTCAGTGTAAACGTCAGAATCGGGGGTAGATTTTCCTATATAACAGGACTCGCTAGGCTTCCTCGCGCTTAAATAGTAATAAGAACCTTTATGGAAGCAGTAACGACCCCCAAGAAGATTCCCTGAGGTCACTTTAAAAATTATGTTTTCAGGAACTTCGTCGGCGGTGAGGTATTCGCCCTCTTTTCCGGGATAGAGCCCGGGGCGTCTAAAGGCCTTTAAAGGTTCTTCCCTTACTATGCTGGTGAGAGCTTGACGAGCCATTTCAGGAGAAATAGGCACTCTTACTTTGTCCATGTCTCTTTTCAAGATGCCTGTAAGAGTCTTATAGAAACGTGTCCCTCTCTGCCCTAAACCAAGAGCAGAAGAAGAGCGTATATAAAAACGAACACCCGGCTTATTAATTTCATCCACATGAAGACGGTGAGGGTGACGGACAGAAGCAAAAATAGAGGACATAATAATAGACACCTTCAAGAAAGGGAGAGAAGAGGGAATAAGGTCGAACACCAACATAGCCCGAGGAAGACTGAAAAGCTTCAGTAGCCGCTTATCAAGACTCACGCTACACCTTTCAGCCCAAATATGGGGCTATGTCGGTGTTCGTAATAGAGAGGCGTACTACTTTAAGCAGTATTCAGAATCTCCATTATACGTGAAACGGCTTGCTCTCGTCCGTGAGGCCCAAGACCGCCTTTAGTGTGGTGCTTACGATAAGCGATAGGGTCGTGGTCAAGAGTTGTTGTTGTGCCGTCTTTGTTAGGGACTACGATACGAATGTTTGAGGATTGTTGAGTCACTTTTTATTCTCCTATAGATGATGATGATAGATTATTTGGTCCCAGCCCACCCATCGAAGGGCAGTTAAGCGATGCTTTCACAAGGGGGTATTGGCCATCTCCTCTTTCACTCGAAGAGAGTCGTGCGTTCCAATGCCTCAACCGTACCAGCGGAACTGGGATAAGAGGGTTAGTCGTTGAAGGGGGCTGTTGGGTATCCGTCTTCGGCCCATTCAATATAAGCGCGGGCAGCCGCCAACCTACTCCCATTCGCATTAGGATTAACCGACATTCTAAGGCCCAAAAGACTGCAGAAATATCCATTGACTACGTATTTCTCATAGGACTTCGGCACACGAGGCTCAGGTGGGATTATAATCGCTTGAAAGTTGTAACGAGGAGACTTTCGGGCTACCTTACGGGTGGACGAAATCCATTTTTGTCCTTTATACCAAATCTCGTCCCCGCCACAAGGAAGTCTTCGACATTTCTCTACCCGGGAGGGTGAGTAGAGTACTAGACACTCGACACCTACGGGCATATCCTTAAAAAGTGTGTAAGGGGCTGTCGCAGGGGTTGCGGAGCTAGTGATAGATTGTTCGGAGGCCCCCGCTCGGCGTACTAACTTAATCCGGGAAGCAGGTTTATTGTAGAACAGGATGTTAGGGGGGTCTAGGGTTTTCAGGTCTAAAAAGACTTCCCCGTCTAGATTAGAAAGGACTTGTGTCACCTCGTACTCGTCGTACTCGTAGACAGCAGCCGATTTGAACGTGACAATGTCACCCTTAGCAAATACAGTTTTCATAATTAATTCTCCAAGTTTTCTTAATGATTACAAGAGGTTAGGCCTATTCTTCTTCGTGAGATTCCAGAAGGGTCTCCAGATACTCTGCTACTTGTTGTGCCTGTTCGGTGTGTAACACGGACTCACCTATTTCAGACGCCGCTATGAGATAGATAGTGGTCTTTGATGGCACAAATCCTAAGACAATGAGGCTCAACAGGAGAGAGGTTACAAGGCTTTTAACGGGGATGTGTTTTTTCACCGACCTGTATGTCGCTACTTCTGTAGATACCAGCATTCCAATAATGGCGATAGGAAGAGGACTAAGAATTAAAACTAAAACAAAATAGGTATGCACCATCTCTACTAGATTCTCAGACACATCCGCTAGATATAGCAGCCATGATAGATTATTCATGAAATTCTCCGTTAAGGTAGGTAGTTGAGTGAAAAACAGAAGGCCTTTGAAGCCGATACGAGGAGGCCTTGACTTACCATAAGTTCTGATATGTAAGACCAGTAGAGGAACATGTGATAGTCCATCTCCTTAGAACCCCGGCATGATGAAGCCGACTCCGAGCATAAGCCCCATAGATGTCACCATGAAGGCCATAGACAGGAAGCCCTTAATGTCCGAATTACGATTGTTCATCGAGGCCTCCCTTAGCGAAATACTCCCTTAAGCGACAGTAGCCTATGACAAGACGAAGGTACGTCATACCTAGGAACATAACTGCAACAAGAAGCAGAGATAGTGTGAATTTAAAGACTGCCATAGCTAAGCTCCCCGAGCTATCGCCTGTGTCTCAACAGAGAAGTTGGCCTTTGACGCCGACACGTCTTCTTCAAGCGAGTCCCGAACAGAGGTCAAGTGGCTATTGCCAACGAGAGCTGATTGAGAGGCGTCGAAGGAAGGGGTTTTCTTGACACTCTTACAAGCGAGTGGACGAAAGCCTAAGGGTGTATTGATAAGCATGGATAATTCTCCTAGAGGGTGTGTTGTGTGTGTGAAAGAGGACTATATGAGAGAGACGTATCACCTCTCTCGGCGTCCCTAGAGGGGAGAATAGAGAAGCGGAAAGTGATACGTCTCACTGATATAGTCCGTGAAAAAGGGGGGCTGCCCTTATATTGTGGGTAGTCCGTGTTCAGCCACTAGAGCCGACCACCAGCCACGAGTTAGACTGTCACGCATAATAGCTGGGACAGAAGCCTCTTTAAGTGTCTGTCGGGCAATCTTACCCAAACGGATAGCCGCTTCATTCTTATATCCAAGCAGCTTATAGGCGTCTTCAAATTGACGCTTTGCGATAGCAACCGAGTTACTTTGATTTATTTTTTTAGCCATAGCTATTTCTCCCGAGGCACGATGATGATAGATTAACGACAAACAGCCACATACAAGCACCGATGTAAGGTGTCTCGATGTAACTTATACGTGACTGTTTAGGTTGGTTGGTATCCGGTTTTGCGTTACGCTGTTGCGTCCGCTTCTTCACCAGTAACTTCTTCTTCGGCAGGTGTCACCGTAGTGATAGCCGCTTCAAGAGCCGCAACTTGCGCCGCATCAAACTCTTGCTTACCGTCAGCAGACGCCTTGTTAATACGCTTGAGAAGCGTAGTCAAAGTCTTCTGAATGTCGATAGGTGTATATGTGGGTTCAGGTTTGAACTCTGTCCACATGACAGCCATAGCGCCGTCCATATCCGTAACTTTATCAGCCGCCGGGATGAACTTAGCAGTAAGGTCACCCTTAGCTGGAGCCCATACCATCTTGCCGAATGCTTCGAAGTAATTGCGAAGAGCATTAGTACGAGCACCTTTTGGCATCGCCTCGATAAGTTGAGTAGCGAGGGACGTTTCCGTCACCGCTTCGACGTGTTGGATAATGCTTACCGCAGCAATTTGAATGTCACGGTCTAGCCTTGCGCCACGCCCTTTGATTGACTTAATAGCTGCTGTAATCGCAACTGCTGTAGTCATTAGTTCCATAGTCTTAGCCATAGGGTTTCTCCATGTTGGCAGTTAAAAGAACATACCGACATCATTACCGATATGCTCTAAGTCACTGCCAATAGGCCATAACTACACTGCTCTTTCAAGCGGCATAGCATAGCCTATCGGTGTAACTCGTGGTGAATAGCCACACATGGGGTCTTTACGCAATCCACTGCATTAACACGCATCTATATCAATTTGTTGAAATCCTAATATGTCAGTCACGCTGTAGCACGCAGAATAAACCATCCCTGTTACGGGCTTGGTTAAAGTCGCACTACATTTGCTGAATTGCTGATAGCCAATATATTCACCGCCTAGACCTATTAAAGCCTAGGTTCTTGTTTCCAAACGCTATAGTTTGTTGAAGCTCTCCGGCTATAGTTGTTAGCTACCACCTTCCGAATTCAACCCCCACATCTAGCGAAAGTCACCTACACCGACTAACCACACCTATTACAAGGGGGCCATTGCGTAAAACAAGCGGGACTATAGCTTGCTATATTGTGCCAAGTTATAAGGGCACTATCCTATCCTTTGCATAGTGATTACGGTTCCGAGTTAGCCCGTACATCTTACTAATCCTCGCACCTATGCTAGGCACGAATTGACGCTTTTAACGCCCGCACTAATCCGCACTGTGTTCTTTGTTACGCATGGCTATCCCGTTCTTTGCGATATAGCGAGACCCCTATCTAAAGGGATTGGCACTATATGGCCCTATTAAGGCAGACTATTCTCAAGTCCGTCAACATGCGCAAGGCAAAGATTTTGCACTTACGTTTTTAGCTATGGTCAAAAGCCGGGTTTGTCTGGCCCGTCTTTCGATGATTTGAATATGAGGGAATAAAAGAGGCCTCGCATTGATATAAATCAAACACTCTAATTTTTATTCAAACTTTCTTTAAAAGTGTAGCATTATCAATAGGTTAGGGATGGAATTATTTTCAATCTTTTTTATGAGGCGGCTGTTCAAGGGACATTTGCTTAGGATTATATTCATAGCCTAGGTATTGATTCCTATAATAGCCTCCAATGTGGCATTCATGGTCTTATTGTTATAATGTAACATTCCCCTTTTTATATTATAATGTATAGGTAGGATTATGATAGATTGCCTCGTATGTAGGCATATAATCCTATTCATATCAATCGTATAGGGATTTATTCCTAGGCTGTTAGGGTGTCACACTAAAGAGACACTGTTGCAAAAATGTCACACTAAGAGCACATGGGTATTAATTCCCATTAGAATCATTCTAAGGTCACCAGCAGAACACGTTAGGATTCCATTCCTATCCTTAATGTTATAACGTAACATGTGTGGGCCTCATTAGGATTCCATTCCTAGGTTTCACCGGGGGGGCATTAAGGGGGGGCCGGGGGCTTCTATTTCTATGAATGGGACACCAAAAATATTACTAACAGAAAATACCTGTAGAACGAATGCCTATTAAAAGCGGAACCCGCATAGAATCCTTTTGAGACGATTCAAAGCGGAACCTTAAAAGAAATATTCAAGTATTATCATTTTATGCTTGACAAAGCGGAACCTTTATGGTATAATAATCTTATAGAGTATCTTAAACATCCTTCACTAAGTGCAATAAGCTTTAACAAGTTACTTTACTCTAACACATATAAAGGTTCTTTAAATCCTCTTAAGAACTGTTTAACATCTTAGGATTCTTTAAAGATTCTTATATAAGGAGAAAAAGCATTTCCAAACCCACCTCTGACTTCTTCAAACCTAAAGGTCACTTGTTAACTGTTCCTCTCTTTTACGAGAGAGCTAAACTGTTTAAGAAGGATACTGATAGGTCTATCTTCTCTATTGATGGTCGGACTAAGGTTCACCCTGACAATGGTCGAGCATTAGTGGACGCCCAGCGGAGCTACATCCTACTAGAGGATAAAACTGGATACAAATGGTCTCAAGCCTATCTAGACTCCTTTGAACACTTTAGTCGTCTCATGGGGGCTACATGGTTCAGAGAACTTAAAGAAGTCTGGGACGCAGAGATTGACGCTAAACTCCAAGCCAGAGCTATTAAGGCTGTGGTCTCTCTCATGGAAGACCCAGAAGCAGCAGACTCGGTTAAGCTTGCCTCAGCTAAGTATGTAGCAGAGAAAGGTTGGGAGAGACGTCACAAGGCTTCCGAGAAGGGGAGACCTTCAAAAGCAGACATCGCTAAGGCTGTTAAAGCCAAGACAGAGAAACTCACACAAGAAGACCAAGACATGGAACGTATTGGGCTGAAGCTCGTTAAAAATGGATAATGAATATTTCTTCGGGGAGACTGTGTTTCTGACTCCTATTGAATCTCCTATACTAGATTCAAAAGGGAACCCCTTCATAATGACACGTAAAATAGGATTTGAGATACCAACCGATGGCAACAGGACCCAACTCACAAAAAAATACAGCCGCTCGCAAACGAGCACAAGCAAAATACAACCGCAAGCCAGCCCAGAAGAAGAGACGGGCCTCCCGTAATAAAGCCCGTAGACAGGCTATAAGAGATGGTCGAGCCCGCAAAGGGGACGGTAAAGATGTCCATCACAAGGATGGGAACCCCCTTAACAACAAGAAGGGGAACACAGCCGTGACCACAAAGAAAGCCAACAGGACTCTTAAGCGGGACAAGAACGCAAGGAAGCGTAAAAAGAATGGAAAGTAGTTCCCCTAGACGAGACGGTGTCATTCAAAAAAGAGCTGAGTTGTGCGCTACCGCCTTATTGGTAGGTTTGGTAGTCCCTTTTCTTATATGTGCTTTTGTTATACCTTCTCCCAGTTGGTCAGATTTCTTTGGGGTGTTAGGTATAGGAGGGCTCTTCTTTTCTGTTGTCTCTCTCTGGGCCCTATGGTGGCCTGTGTGAGCGTAGACAATAAAACAGACATTATACGAGAAGCAGCGGAGAACTCTCTTGAGACATTCATTACCCTTGTCGCCCCGCACAACGTCATGGGACACGTACATAGGGAGCTCTGCTCTTGGTGGACAAAGGATGACAGCAAAGACGCCCAGCTTGTCTTGCTCCCCCGTGACCACGGTAAGTCTCGATACCTTGCTTACTGGTGCGCTTGGCAGATTACCAAGAACCCAGCCATCCGTATCCTTTACATATCGGCCACCTCAAACTTAGCAGAGAAACAGTTAAAGTTCATCAAGGACATCTTGACCTCTAAGATTTATCGGAGGTACTGGCCGGAAATGATAAATAAGAAAGTGAGTGAACGTGAGAAGTGGACCAACTCAGAGATTTGTGTGGACCACCCTAAACGGGCTAAAGAAGGTATTCGTGATTCTACTGTATTTACTGGGGGTCTCACTACTTCTCTTACTGGGCTCCATTGCGATGTCGCAGCCTTGGATGACGTCGTAGTACAAGAGAACGCCCAGACAGAAGAAGGCCGTAACAAGGTTAAAGCTCAATACTCCCTCCTAGCCTCCATCCAAGGAGCACAAGGAAGAGAGATGGCAGTAGGCACTCGTTACCACCCTCTCGACCTCTACAACGATATGCTCAACATGAATGAAGACCTCTACGATGAAGTAGGGGAAGTCATTGGTCAACAAGCTATCTACGAAGTCTTCCAGAGACAAGTAGAAGACCTAGGAGACGGCACAGGAGAATTCCTTTGGCCTCGCCAACAGAGAGCGGACGGAGCTTGGTTTGGTTTTAATAGACAAATCTTAGCTAAGAAGAGAGGCAAATATCTTGACAGAACCCAGTTCAGGTCACAATACTACAACGACCCTAATGACACCACTGACGCCCCTGTCGGAAGAGAATACTTCCAATACTACGACAGAAGACACCTCGAACATATCGACGGGTCGTGGAAAATCAGGACACACAAAGGTGTGGATAGTCGTGTTATTGGTCAGCCTCGTAAGCTTAATCTTGTGGCTTCTGTTGATTTTGCTTATAGTCTCGGTAAGAGAAGTGATTACACAGCTATTGTCGTTCTAGGGATAGACTCTGAAAGAAACAGATACGTCCTCGATATACGCAGGTTCAAGACCACAAAGATTTCTGAATATTTTGACCACATCTTAGAGCTCTACAATAAGTGGGGATTTAGAAAACTAATAGCAGAGACTAACGCAGCCCAGAAGGCTATCGTTGACTCTCTCAAACACGACTATATAAGGCAGTACGGGTTAAACCTTTCTGTCATCGAACACAAGCCAACCAGACACCAAGGCTCTAAAGAGGAACGCTTACAAGCTATCCTTGAACCAGCTTACCAGAATTTATCTGTATGGCACTATAAGGGAGGCAACTGTCAGACCTTAGAGGAGGAGCTAATACTTAAGTTTCCCCCTCATGATGACGTTAAGGATGCGTTAGCAACAGCTATCGAACATGCTCAACCTCCCTCACAGCACAGTGCTTTAGGCTGGGATAGTTCCTCTAGTAAAGTATTTTCACTAAAAGCCCACCCTCGCTTCGGCGGAATGGCAGGATAAGGACATATATGCCTACACCAACATCGACAGGTAAGCTAGAGTTTAAGGACGTTATCGGCGGCCCAGAAGCTATTGCTGCTCAAATCTCAGACCAGTTCCTCGAATGGCAGTCGGCTAGGGTCAAGTGGTTACAAGACCGCAGAGAGATTCTCGAATACATTTTTGCCACAGACACACAAGGGACTGCCGCAGGGCAACTTCCTTGGAAGAACTCTACGCACATTCCCAAGATTTGTCAGATAAGAGATAACCTACACGCTAACTACATGGCGGCTCTCTTTCCTAATGACCGTCCCTATAAATGGGAAGGTAGTGATGATGGTTCAGAGACTCTCACTAAGAGAAAGTCTATTGAGTCATACATGCACAACAAACTAAGACTAGGAGACTGGAAGAACACTGTCTCTAAGCTGGTCTTAGACTATATTGACTATGGCAACTGTTTTGGTTCTGTCGAGTCCGTGTACGAGACTAAGAAGAACGAAGAAACAGGAGAGATGGAAGCAGGGTATATTGGCCCCAAGGTTGTCCGTATTCCTCCTGCCGATATTCTCTTTAATCCTGCTGCTGTTTCTTTCAAGGACAGTGGTAAGATTATCCGCTCTATTAACACTCTAGGCTCACTAAAAGCTCTGATGGAAACCCGCCCAGAGTTGGGATACCTTGAGGAAGTCTTTAAAAAGATTGAGTCTGGTCGTATTAATATGAGAGCCCACCAAGAGTCAGATTTTGTTAAGAACACCTCCTTTCAGATGGCAGGGTTCACAGATTTCTATAGGTATTTCACTTCCAACACAGTAGAGATAATCGACTACTACGGGGATGTCTACAACCCAGAGACCCAAGAGATTCAAACAAATCGGGTAATCACTGTTGTCGATAGGACCTATGTTATCCGTAACGAAGCCCTCCCTACTATGCACACCTTTGCTCCTATCCACCACGCAGGATGGAGGCTGAGACCTGATAACTTAATGGCTATGGGACCTCTTGATAATCTTATTGGGATGCAGTACCGTATTGACCATTTGGAGAACGTCAAGGCAGATGCCTATGATTTGATTGTCCACCCTGTCATGAAAGTGAAAGGGTTTGTGGAGCCCTTCAACTACGGGCCGGGAGAACGTGTACACGTAGGAGATGATGGTGAGGTTGAATTTATGAGGCCTGATGTTACTATGTTAAGCGCAGACACTCAGATTGCTATGTATGAGAACAAGATGGAAGAGATGGCAGGGGCTCCTAAACAAGCTATGGGCTTCCGAACCCCCGGAGAGAAAACAAAGTACGAAGTACAGGTCTTAGAGAACGGGGCGAACAAGGTCTTCATTAATAAGACGGCCCACTTTGAGTCCACTTTCTTGGAGCCTCTCCTCAATGATATGCTTATCTCTGCACGGGAAAACCTAGAAATGGCAGACACCATCCGGGTTATAGACGACGACTCAGGTGTTATCGAGTTCATGGAAATCACTCCAGAGGACTTGAAAGCTTCTGGCAAGCTCTACCCTATTGGTTCTCGTCACTTCCAGAGAGACGCTAACACTCTACAGTCTTTAACCCAACTGAGTCAAGCTCCTCTCATGGCTGACCCTTCTGTTAAGAACCACTTCTCTGGCTTTAAGCTGGCTAAACTCGTGGAGCAACTAATGGGTGTCGAAAGATACGATTTGGTCGAGAAGAACATTGGAATTGTCGAAGCCTTGGAGTCTGAACAGCAGATGCAAGCCGCTAAACAGATTATCGGAGAGCAGCAAGCAGGTAAGGCAGAAGCCGCCGCAGGTGGGCCTCCTCCACAGCAACAACAGCCTCAAGGGCCGCCACAATAATGAAGTATATAGAGATATGGACACGAGGATTATCTCCCGAAGAGAGGGAGGAAGTCGAACAAACTTTAAAAAATTCTCAGAAAACACTTGACATTGTACGAAATATGGTGTATAATGTATATGTAGACTCACTTTCCATTAAGGAATCTGAGTTCGACTCACCGGGCTGGCCCTATAAAGCCGCTCAATCCCAAGGACAGAAGATAGCCTACGAAAAGCTTTTGAAGCTCTTGGATATTTCTGGGGAAGACCGTTCCCTACTCAAAACAAAAAAGAAGGCATTGACCGATGACCGACAACTTCGCACCCGAAAATAACGAAACACCTACCATTGAAAACTTCAAGGAGGTCTTAGTTGGCCCCGGAAAGAAGTACGAGACTGAAGAAGACGCCCTAAAAGGCCTTTATCATTCTCAACAACACATTCAGAAACTAGAGACAGAAGCCGCCGAGCGTAAAGCTAAGATGGAAGAGTCTAAAGTTCTCGAAGATGTGCTTGCAGCTATTGATGCGAGAAACAAAGAACAACCAGCCATTACACCACCCGTCCAAGGATTAACGCCTCAAGGGACTATACCAGTCCCACAGGAACCTGAACCGGAAGTTAACATGGAGGAAGCTGTTCTTAAAGTTATTGAACAACAACGTGAACAAGAGAGCTACGAACGTAACTATAATAGTGCGTTAGAAACTCTCGATAATCGTTTTGGCTCAAGACGTGCTGTTAACGAAGCAGTGGAGAAACGCGCTAAAGAACTTGGCGTTGGAATCAACTTCTTCAAAGAGACTGCACGTAAAACCCCCAAAGCTTTTCTAGAGCTGATGGGAACTTCCTCTAAACAAACATCGGCGGGGGTCACTCCGACACCTCTTAATACTACAGCCGTTGTTCAGAAAAATCTTTCAGAGATTGCCCAACCGGGAACCTACCGATACTACCAGAAGCTTCGAAAAGAAGACCCACGGCAGTACAAGGCTCAATATCAGACAATGATGAAGATGCTTGACGCGGACCCCGACGCCTTCTATGAGAGAACCTAACTTCTTTTAAAGAAAGGTTCATGTAAAATGAGCAACACTACACGAAATCATCAGGCCCTTATCAAGGCAGAGTTCTGGTCAAACGAACTTGCTGAACGGGTTATGGATGAAACAATGATTCAAAACTATGTCGAGTGGGTGGATTTCCCTCACGGCGATAAGTTTATCCGTCCCGTTATAGGCGACCTTGATGTTAACTCATACAAGGAAGACGAAGCGGTCAAATATATGCCAATGGATTCAGGCCAGTTCGAATTCGAGATTACAGAGTACGTTCAGTCGGGCTCCTATATCACGAATAAGGCTCGTCAAGACCTAGCATATGCAGCTCAACTTGAGTCTTCTATCGTTCCTAAGGCGAACCGTGCTATTCAGTTCGACCTAGAAGCTTTCCTCATGAAGCAGGGTCAACCTGTTGCTGGCGGCAAGCCTCACTCCCAACTAGCTGATGACGCTAACCTGATTAACGGTTATGCCCATCGCTTTGTAGGTGGTGGAGAACGCAACTCGAAACGAGTCCTAGACGTAACAGACTTTGCGAAAGCCAACTTGGCCTTCAATAAGATTAACGTCCCCGGCTCCAATCGTATTGCTTTGGTAGATGCAGCACAAGCTTACATTCTTGAGACGGAAACAAACCTCGTAAACTTCAGTGACAACCCTCAATGGGAAGGCATTGTTACCACAGGTCTAACCACTGGTAAACGCTTTATCCGAAACATCTTCGGCTTTGACGTATATACCACTGAGTTCCTCCCTTATTCTGGCGTAAACTCTGATGGCTCTGCTGAGACTATCGACGGAGTGACAGCAGGTGAAGGCTCTATCGCCAACCTGTTCTTCAGCGCAGAACAAGATATGTCTCCTTTCATTGCTTCTTGGCGTCAAGCCCCGAAGGTTGACGGTGAGTATAACAAGGACTATCAGCGTGAAGAGTATGTTGTTACTGCTCGTTACGGTGCTGCCCCTCAAAACCGTGAAAACCTTATCACAGTCTTGACTGATGATTTGGCTAACACTGCTCTGTAATAGAGCGGATTAGAAAGGAATAATAGCATGTCTATTGGAACTTATGTAACACCTGAAAACATCGAGCGGAAGCTCGGCAAGTATTGGGTAAAACGTGACCGTGACCAGTCTCGTGGTAAAATCAACTCCATCTCTGGCTCTGAATACGCTGAGATTGAACTTGACCTCGCTACGTTGACCCCCGGCGGTCCTAACTATAACCTTGACCGTGATAACGACGGAACTAACGACGGATATTCTGCCAACGGCATTTACATCCCCGCTAATTCTTCTATTATCTCAGTCACAGCATTTGTGCGTGAAGCCGCTGTTGGTGGTACTTCCATCGACGTAGGCCTCTTCGAATTCGACGGCACTGACGTTGATGCAGATGGCCTTATGGCTGGTGTCGCAATCGCAGACATCGACGCTGTAGGTAAACGTGTTGTAGGTGATGGTGTTAAAACTGTCCCCGCAACTAGCTCTGTAGGTGAGGCCCCTGTTACAGTGGGCGTTACAGGTACAGGCACATTTACTGCTGGTGTAGTACAGATTATGGTTGAGTACGAACTTAACTAAATCTAACAATTGATTGTGGGCCGCATGTACCTCTGGTTTTGAAGACCATGTGTGCGGCCCCTTTCTCTTCTCTTGAGGACTCTTATGTCAATAGATATAGATTTATCTAACCCCAATAACGGCTCGAACACTCTCTCCCTCGAAGAATTGATTAGAGCCAACAACGCAAAGATTGTAGAAGCGTTCACAAAGGTTCTTTCTCGTCATGGGGGAGACCTTAATTATATGTGGGCTGACCTCGACATGAACGGTAAGAAGCTCCTTAACGTAGGAGACTCTCCTTTTGTCCGTATGTCGGATTTAAACAACATCGCTGCGGGCGAGTTCAGGGTTAATGACACAACAGGGGACTTAGAGTACAGAGGCCCCAACACAAACGACCCTTGGACTATTCAGTACACTAAAGAAGAGCTAAGAGGGGCCCCCGGTATCAATGGAACAGGAACAGGAGATATGTTATCTTCTAATAACCTTTCCGAGCTAACAGACAGCTCTGCCGCCAGAACAAACGTAGGACTGGAGATAGGCTTAGACGTACTCGCCTATTCTGCTGATTTAGACGGCTTTGACCCGTCCACTAAAGCAGACACAGGAGACTCTCGTTTTTCAGCCTATCCTGTAATAACCTACACAAGCAACTCCTCAGTAACAGACGTAGGAACTCTTTACCGATTTGAAGGGACTGCGGCAGGTACTTCCCTTACGGTAAATGCCGCCTCAGATGGAGAGGTTATAACTGTCCATAACCCCGCTGACTCCTCCGTCTCTATCGTCATTCTAGCTGGAACAGGTGTAAGCCTATTTCTTTCAGGAGCTACCGCATCTTCTTCGAGTCTCACTTTAGGCGCAGGAGGAACAGCCTCCATAATTTGTTCTCACAGTTCTGGGACTTCTTTTATTGTTTCTGGCACCAACCTTTCCGAGACTTAATCCTATGGTAGCCACAATCTTCTCTCCTGTGTTCCCCGTACAAGGTGTTATCGTAGGTCGCCTGTCTTCTGAAATATCTGTCGCTAACCCTCCTTTCCACATGTTTACTTCTACTGGTGGGGGAACAACAGAGTCAGTTAGTGTAGTTTTTTCAGGGGGGATAGCGCCTTACACTTCTGTGTGGAGCCTTACCCCCTATGACCAGTCTTCTCTAACTAACCACTCTTTCTCTAACGCAGGTGCTACGTCCACTACTATAACTCTCTCCAACCTCTCGGAGAATGGGTCTGCCTACGCTGTATCCAACACTGTTACAGACGCCTTAGGCACAGAGTTTACTTCTGTCGTAGACCTTGCTGTTTACTATAGCTCCGGAAACTCTGGAGAATTCTCTATTGAAAAAGGAAGCCCTCCTTAATGTCTAATTCTACAATAGGTAAAATGACTCTTCTTGAGATGACACAAGCTGTCTTAGAAAAGATGGAGTCAGATGAAGTCAACACAATCACAGAGACAGTTGAGTCTTTAGCTGTGGCAGGAGAGATAAGAGACACTTATCGTTCTATGGTGTCTAACAGCGAGGACTACTCTAAGGTGGGTTATCGACAATTAGAAGGCCTCTCCGACTCTCGTAGGTTTAATCAACTGAGAATACCTGACAACGTAGTGACAATCTTAGAGCTATGGCTAGACGACCCAATAGAGTGTTCTAAAAGGATTCAAGTCGAATATTTAGAGCCAGAAGATTTTGTTAACAGGGCCTTTAAGCGGGGCGATAAGAGACAAGCCTCAGTCCCTCCATATGGCCAAGAAGGTCCCTGCTTCCCTGTAGGTTGTGAGAGTGACCCCAAGTGTTACACCTCCTTCGACGGCAAGACAGTGTTTTTTGACTCTGTAGACACTAGGGCGGTTGACACTTTATGCGCTTCACGCTCTGCTATAAGAGCTTTAATCTTCCCAGAGTTTAAGATGGAAGACGGGTTTGTCCCTGATTTAAAAGTGTCAGACTTTCAATACCTGTTACAGGACTCCATAGATGCTTCCTTTATCAACTTTAAAGGGGTGTCTAACTCAAAAGCTCAGAGACGTGCTAGAGAACAAAAAGTAAAGAGGCAGAATAAACGTGACACTATCGGACACCAAGCCAACACTTTCGGTTCCCCCCCATACGGAAGACACTCACGAGGTGGGTCTCTACAAAACCTTCAAGGGGGCGGAACTCAGAATTCGTAGGAGTTCTACTACTAGCCTTTACTATATACATCTAGCCGCAGGGGGTAAAAGGCCTCCAATGATTAGAGGGTCTTTTAAAACTTTTAAAGACGCCGAACGAATTTTAATAAGATACCTGAAGAAGAACGAACGAGTTCTCTTTCCTTCCACTTACCCGGGAAATCCAAGAATTGCCACGCTCAGTAGCCAATAAGAATTATCAGAACTTTGTTGCAGGTATGATTACAGAAGCTTCAGCTTTGACATACCCAGAGAACGCAACAACCATAGAAGATAACTGCGCCCTTCACCGAGAGGGGAACAGGACTCGTCGTCTAGGGTTTGAGGCAGAACAGGATGTAAGGGATTCTCTCTACACCTTCAAGAAAGACAATAACTTGTACATCAACGATTTCTCTTGGGAAGCCGTAGATGAAACAGGACAAAAAGACTTCTATGTCATACGCATAGGAAACCTTTTATATTTTTATGACAGCAACGTAGACCCCATCGACCAAGGACTTGTCTCTTTTTCTATTGACCTTCGTCCTTACAAGTCCTCTACTTCTTCTGTCTCCATAGAAACTTCTAATGTAGCTTTCTCCTCTGGAAGAGGGTTTCTGTTCGTAGTGGGTGAACAGATAGACCCTCTAATGATTGAATATAACCCTGACAACGGGGACTTAGCCGTACATAGGATTAATATTCGGATAAGAGACTTTGTAGGGTTAGATGATGGCCTTGACAATGACTTTGAGCCCACTGTCTTATCTACAGAACATCACTACAACTTAAGAAATCAAGGGTGGGTTGCCCCCAGCTCTAAGACGAGCAACACGACAGGAACAGCAGAGAACGGTGACGTTGCCTACATCACCTTAGGAAGTATCAGAGTGGGTGGCCCTTTCTTCACAAATACTCAAGGGATTAACTTCTCTTCTGACCCTATCACCAAGTACAAGAACCAAGTAGGCCTTTACCCTGCTAACAACAAGGCTTGGTGGGTAGGAAAACTAGAAACAGACAACCCCGATAAGGGACTTGTAGCGGGAGACTTCGACCCAGACATTCTTTGTGGGACTTATGTGGGCAACACTCTAGCGGCTAGAGGACACTATATCCTAGACGCCTTCAACAGAGATAGAAGTAATGCGAGCGGTGTCACAGGAATTGAGGCAGAAGTGAAGACTTCCAGACCTTCTTCTGTAGGCTTCTATGCAGGAAGAGTCTGGTACGGACACGAGTCTGATGTATATTATTCTCAGACTTTAAGAGACCATAGACAGGCGGGTAACTGCTACCAAGAAGCTGACCCAACCTCTGAAGACATTTCAGATTTAATCGCCACAGATGGTGGCCTTATTCCCATCCCCGAGGCTTTCAACATTAGGCGTATGCACCCTATTGGGGGCTCTATGTTAGTTTTCGCAGAGAACGGCGTGTGGGCTATCTCAGGGGGTGGAGGCAACGGCTTTTCCGCCACGGACATTTCTGTTTCTAAGGTCTCTTCTAATGGCATCTTAGGTCCAGAGACACTTGTAGAAGCGGGAGGGGTTATTTACTGGTGGGCTCCTTCAGGCATTATGAGCCTAGCCCAAAGGGCAGGTATGTTCGGGACACAAGAAGGTGTCTTCGATAGGGAGAACATCACAGAGACAACTATACAGTCTTTCTATAATAACAATATTCCTCACAGTACAAAGCTAAGAGCCAAGGGCTACTACGACCCCTCTAGAAACCTTATACAGTGGTTGTTTAAATCTAATGGTTCTTTCACACCTCAAAAAGCCCTGTTCAACAGGATACTAAACTTTGATGCCACGTTAAAAGCTTTCTACCCTTGGACTATCTCTGACATAACAGGGGACGGCATAACAGGGGCTCTCATTAGGCCTACTATAAAACAGATACAGACACAGGCCCTAGAAAACGTGCAAGGCACTGGTGTCATAAATAGCTACTTTCTTTATCACTACGCAACCCCTTTCTCGAATAGTTTAAAACTGTCCTTTGGAGATTTTACCTCTTCAAGACACTTAGACTATGGGGAGACTTCTTATACAAGTTTCATGGAAACAGGTTTTGAGGTTTTAGAAGATTTAATGAGGAGCAAACAAAGTAATTATGTTTTCTTATACTTCAGACGAACAGACACAGGGAAAGTCTCAGGAGCCTCTTTGGGGGACTTCTTCCCCGACAGCGTACTCTCAACTAAAGGACGAGGCATCCCTTCCTCTTGCTACTTCCAGACAAAATGGGACTGGTCAAGAAATGAAAACTCAGGCAGATGGTCCAGAAAAATCCAAGGCTACAGAAAAACTTCTCGGTTCGACGACTCTCACGTTGTCTCCACTAAACACAAAGCTAGAGGACACGGACGTGCTCTCCAAGTTAGGTTTGAGAGTTCCGAGCCTGATACGACATTTGACCTCCTCGGATGGGCTACTAACTATTCCGGAAACACGACAGTATAAAACAATATACCAAGACGACAGAGGCATCGTCTACTTAGAGGTTATCGAAGATGCCCTCTTCCTTCACTCTCTGCTTTTTGACCTCAAAGACTTAAGACAGTACAAAGCTTTTATACATCTATTGAGCATAGAGCTCTTAGAGAAAGGCCAACAGTTCTTATTCTGTTTTATCGAGACACCAGTTGAGAAAAGATTTGCTGAGTTCTTCGGTTTCACTGAGACCTCCTTCAAGACGAACCATAACGGAGGACAGACTATAATGATGAAAGATTTGAAACAAAATGGCTGACCCATTCGGAACTAAATCGGCTAAAAAGGCTGCTGCTGCTCAAGAAGAAGCTAACGTTCTTTCCACAAAAAGAGACGCCCTACAAGCTGCTCAAAGACGCAGAGAAACAGTGAGAGAAGCTCGAGCCGCTGCTGCTGACTCTTTTCAAGCCTCTGCTTCTCAAGGGGTCGTGACCAGCTCAGCAGCACAGGGAGCAGAAGGTAACATCAAAAGCCAGTTCACTTCAAACCTCTCTTTCTTAGATAATCAAAACCTTCTTGTTGACCAAGAGAGTGCAGCTATCGGACGTCAACGTAAGTATCAAGCGAAAGCTCAACGCTCGAGCGCTATTTTTAAGGCAGTCCTTAACGGTGGCGTAGCAGCAGCAGGGTTCATATAATATGGAACTATTCACAGAACAGACAGAGACAGGGCCTTTATTTTTAGACCCTAAGACAGGGGAAGACCCTAAAGCCCAGACTATAGCGGCCTCCCCTACTACCGTTACTCCTCAAATACATCGGTCTTCCATGATGGCCGCTGTAGAGGAAGTTCCTGTGTCTGAGCTAGACGCTGACCCTCAGAACTATATGGCCCTTTTGTCAGAAACCAAGGGCTTATACCAAGAGCGTATTCAGATGCTAGGGGACAGTCAAATTCGCCTAGAGATGGCCCATAAAGAACGCCTAGAAGAGGTTAGAGATGCTTTGGCTCTCTCTCGTGAAACAGAAGACGAGTATGAGAAGTGGGGGGCTGTCCAGTACGCTCAACACGCTGCCCAACAAGACATGGTAGAGAAGTCTAAAACAGCCCCAGAGAAACGTACTATGGACGCTATCGAACGGATAGCCCAGAGAGACCCTTATGCGGCTGCTATGTTTTCTCGTGAGCAAGAGATTGGAGACACCACTCGAGACTCTCTGCGAGAAGAAGGAGCTCGTCGTCTCGTCTACCAAAACTTCTTGGACGGCTTAAAGGAAGAAGATAACAGAAACATGGCTCACAAGGTCTTTGACTGGACAGCCGACAACATTCTGTTTCCTCTTGACAAGGGCCTAGACATAACAGGCAACATTGATGTTGAGGGAAAGAAGGCGGGAAAGATTAAGAACTTTTTCCTTCCCGGGGAGAGACGTGAAGCAGAGGCCTTCAGGCTTTCTCAGGTTCCTTTGAATGAGCTTCCAGCTTTTCTTGAAGCTACGAAGATGGCCTATGAAGATGCTGCCACTCTCTTTAAGTACACGAACAAGACAGAGTTGAAAGAACAACTAGGAGAGCTAGTTAACAACAATAAATCTATTGGTGGCACTAACTTGATGCAGTCTATTGAGATTGCTTCTATACTCCCTGTTACAAAGTCTGCTACTGTCACCAGCACTATGATTCGAGGAGGAGCTAGAAAACAAGCTACGGAGCTTGCAGCTACGGCTGCTCGGATAGCAGAGACAGAGGGCATTGAAGCGGCAGCTAAAGCCACAGGCATGGAAAGTACTGAGATATACGAAAGTCTCCTTCCTGCCGTCCTTAAGAATGTCATGGATGATGGCCTATCTGGCATCTCAACGGATGCTGGTGGAGCTTACGCTGCTGGCCGTGAGGGCATGGAAAAGATAGTGAAAGCCAACACAAGGTCCCGCCTAGGAGCTAACGAGAGAGAAGCCTTAGAGGGCTCTCTTGAGCCTCAAGCTAAGAGGGCTTTTGGAGACGCGGTTAAGGATGTTAAGTTGAAGTGGGAGACTACTTCTACAGGCTCTCAGGTTCCTATTAATAGAGCCATAGTGGGAAGTCTTAAAGGTGAAGGGGGTTATGCCTCGGAGGAAGCCTTAAAGTCCGCTGTGGACAAGTACGGAGTAGCCTACAAGCCTTGGAAGGACGAGTCAGGGGAATGGTTCGCTGTCGCCCGGCTGCCTATCAAAGAAGAAGGCTTCTATACGGCCCCCTTAAAGGTGAATGCAAGTACAGTTATCTCAAAGTTTCTCCGAGCGGGAGGGATGCAAGGGGATGATGCACTACAAGGAGCTGCCATTCAAGGGGGACGCCTAGCGGATAAAATACAGTCTGGTTTCGAAGAACTCTCTTATAGAAACTACGGAAAGCTCGCCAGAAAAGACCGTAAGGTTTTGGATGAAATTTTTGAAGCAGGGAGAGACACCGAAGAAGGTTGGCTAACTACTGTTCAGCTACAGAAAAGATGGGAAGAGCAGACAGGCAATAAAATATCCCCTAAAGCTGAAGGCGCTTACTATGACTTTAAGCGTATCATGGACATTACTTACCATATTCGTAACCAAGATGTCTACAAAAGAAAAGCCCTTGAGGGCAAAGAAACAATCGCTCTTCCTGCTAATCTAGGTAAAGGGTCAGCTAAGGTCTCTAGGGACATGGGGGACATTCCCGAGAGTAGGGTTTTTGATGTGTCCGACAACAAGCATTATGCTAAAGATTTGGGAACTCAGATGGGCCCAGAGAAGTGGAAGAAACTAAAAGACAAGGGCTACATGAAAGTGACCTTTGACGAACCTGTCAGCTTGCCTGATGGAACAAAAGTCTTAGAGGTTATTGGCAAGAAGTCTGACTTCGAGGTCAGTCCCTTAGCACACATCCAAGTACCCTACAAGGCAGGTATCCACAGAATGTATGAAGATAGGTTCTTCGCTAAAGCTGCTACCCGTCTTACACAAGGAGACACAGGTAAAACTGTCTTAGGTTCCCCTAAAGCCTATAGAACTTTCCCCAGCCAAAAGATGGCTGACGAGTGGGTGTCTACAATGAATGCTGCTGCTAAGGTCTACAAAGAAAATGCAGGAGACTTGGCCGGACTAGCTAAGGTGTTCGGAGGTCGTAGTGAGTATCCTTCCCCTGAAGAGTTTATTAATTCTATTAAGCAGGGGAAATTTAATCCTGACGAAGCCTTGGAGGCCGTAGAGGACGGAGTTCTTCCTTCCGCTTACACTGGAGACCTGTCAGAGACTAGGTTTTTCTCAGACCCAGAGGCAAGCTCATTAGAGATGTTAGGGACAACTCAAGGACGTATGTACACCTCTTCTCGAGGAGATAGGCTTGTAGGATATGACGGAAAAGAAGCCCCAGTGCTCTCACCTGCAAAGACAATCAACCGTGCAGCTAATGATGCTGCTCGTATTGCTGGCTTTAGTGATTATGTCATGGAGTCAACCAATCGGATGCTGACTTCTTTTGACAAACACATAGACCCTAAGAGTGTGGCACACGTGTTGTCTCCACAAGCTAAGGTTCAATATGGTAAACTTAAAAAGGGGACAGACTCTAAGATTGTCGCTCAGTGGGAGGCTCAACGTTCAATCATCGGACGTGTCCTCAACCAAAAGACCGCTTCAGATGAAATCATGGACAACTTCAACAGGTCTCTCCAGAACAGACTGGCAGGGAGTGGTGTCTTAGATACTCTAACAGGCGGCAAAGCTATAAACATCGCTAGGTGGGTAGACGAAGCTAATCCTTTAGCTGCTATGCGGGGTTTTGCTTTCCACACTAAGCTGGGACTATTCAACGTAGCTCAGTTCCCTTTGCAAGCTTCAAGCTCCTTCCAAGCAGCTTTGTTGAGCCCTGACTGGCTGGAGATTAATCCTTTCCAAGCTTATGCAGGAGGAGTTCTCCTTAGGTTTGCCCACGAGTATGGCCCCAATGCTTCTAAGGTCTTGGATAATCCTCGTCTCCTGAAATCAATGGGTTTCAAAGACAAGGCTTCTGCTAAGGAAGCTGTAGAGGCTTTCTCAGAGTCAGGTCTTCTCAATGTTAACAACTCTCACCAGTTAGCTAACACAAAGACAGGTGGCTTAATCGGTGCAGGACGCTACGGAGCAGCCTACGAAAAAGGAAAGAAAGCTTCTGGTATATTCTTCTACGAGCCTGAAAAAATTAACCGTTCAGTAGCCTTTATGGTTGCATGGAGGGAAGTAGAGAAAGACCTAGGGAAACGCCTCTTAAGAACAGACGGGGCTTCCATGAAAAAAGTCTTTGATAAGACAGAGACATATTCTTTTCAAATGGCAGCAGAGAGCCGTAGTGCTTTCCAAAAAGGACCAGCCTCACTGGCCACTCAGTTCTTTTCCTATCCTATTCGTATGTTGGAGTTGACTTTCTCTGGTAACAAGCTTTCTTCTTCTCAGAAGGCTAAGCTATTAGCTGGTCAGTTGACTATGTACGGAAGTGCAGGGTTTGTTGGAACAGAGATTATATCAGACAAAATACAAACGTCCACAGGAGAGACCCCCAAAAAAGGCACTGTTGGTTATGTCTTAGACCGAGGCTTGGTAGATACTATGATTAACATGGGAGTGTTTGGGTCAGATGATACTGATATTAATGTTTCTGACCGTATCGGCACAGGAGCTTTTGCTACAGACCTCTTTAAGGAGCTGGTTAACCAATCCCCTTACGGCGACACTTCTTTCTTAGGGGCTGTTTCAGGCGTGGGTGGTCAAACAGTTAAAGACTCTTATGAAGCTTTCAACAGCCTCTTCAAATACTCGGTGGCCTTGAATGGGGATTTCACTCATCCTTTAATGAAGGATGCAATGATTGATGTCGCTAGGGATGTCAGCTCTGTTAACAACGCATATAGAGGAACTATGGCGATTAAGCAACAGCTTCTATATAGCAAGACAGGGAACTTGATTGACTCTGACGTTACTACGCCTGAAGCTTTTGCCTTGCTTGCTGGTATTAATAACAACACCATGAACGATGTTGGGGCTATGATGGAACACGGAAAGAGAGACAAAGAGACAGTAGAAGAAACTTCTAAGCTAGTCTCTAAATACCTTAAAGATGCTATTCTTCTCCCCCACACCCAAGACAGCAGCTACTCTAAAATCTCTACGTTAGAGAATATAATTGATGACCCTCTCTTGTGGGAGAAAATCGTTAAACAGTCAGAGAGATACCACAACACGGACTCCCTCGTTGAGAGTATCAGTAAAAGACACGAAGATGAGAAAAGCAGAAAAGCTATGAGAGAACGTATTGAAAAAAGAATCAAAGAACGGGATAATAAATAATGGCCTTAACTAAAAACCTTTCAACACCTACAGGGGCTACCAAGAGCGTACAGGATACAGGAGCTTTGATTGACCCTGCTATGTACACCATAGACGGAGTATCTAGTGTGGCTCAGGCTGCCATAGGGGTGGCTAAAGACGTTAAAGCGGCTAGAGATAAGAAGAAGGCCTCTGCAAGACAGACAAAGAGACAGGACGCTTCAGATGCTCGGGCAGAAGCTTCAGCGGCTAGAGCACAGAACGCAGAAAACAGGGCGGCACAAACTTTTGCCAACACTCAAGAAGACCGTGTTAAGAAGACCTTAGACAGTTCTTTTGAAGACGATGCTGAAAGAGTTGTTATGCGTTTGGATAAGGTTCAACGGGGCATCTCTCAAAAAGGAGGTTCTCAGGCTCAACTCTCTCTAACACTGGAGTCAGAGACAACAGCTTTACTGCAACAGTACCCCGGATATGAGGCAGAACTAGGGGCCTACATGCAGAAGAGAGGCTTCCAGTCTACCTTCTTCCAAGGTCTAGATGATGCTCAAAAGCAACACGTATCTGAACGAGACAATCGATTGCAGAGACAAGAAGAGGCTAAAGATGTAGCTTTTCAGTCAGGCCTTGTTGATGAAAATACTCCTGAAAAGGAAGCTATATCTATAGGCCAATCCATTCAAGCATACAAAGCAGAGACAGCTATTTTAAAAGAGCGTGCTCAAATCTTAAATGACAACAAGCGTATGTCTATTGAGGAGAGAAAAGCAGAGCAGGGCCAAATTGATAGGAAGATGGCACAAGCAGCTTCTAAAGGAGCTTCTACTATAACAGGTGCCGTCACTTCTGCTGTCTTGTCTCAAATGTCTAACGCCACTCCTGATAACTATAAACAGATTACTTCTAAGATACCCACTAAGATATTAGAGCTAGAAGCGGGCCGTGAGCAGCTATACCAAGACTACGGATACAACGCAGATGCTATGAAAGCTATCGACAAAGGAATTGACGCCAGCAAGAAGATGCTCGTAGACATGTCCTCTGGGGATTACTCACAAGCAAAAGCTAATGCGACTTCTTTAAGTAACATGAAAAGCTCTTTCGGGCTTGACCTATACGAGGTCGCTCCTATTATGGGTATCGTGGACTCTCTTCCCGCTCCTATGCAAGACTCTATTTACTCTGGCACTGGCATGTTCAAAGGAATGATGCCTGAAATGCAGAAGGGGTTGCTGGACTCTATGCAGAGAATTGACAGCATGGAGAGGCAACGGTTTGAGTCTTTACAGAAAAATACTGGAGGACCAAAAGGAGATGAGCCCCGTCCACCTCTCGAAACTCTTTCTATTAAGGAAGCACAAGATAGGGTTCAGTATGACTCTTTCAATCAAAAGGAGAGTCTAAGAAAGGTCATTGACCCTAACACTTCTCCAGAAGAAATGACTCCCAACTTAGACACTTTTATTGATTCTCAAGTCCACCTTCTCCCTGCTTTTGAACGAGTTATCTCTGAAAGCTCTAAATCAGGTGTTGAAGATGCTTTAATCGGCGTAGATAAAATAGCTTCTCCTCAAGTCGCTCAGGCACTAGAGATTGCCATGCAAAACCCTGCTTTCAAAGAAGAGGCGGAGATGGTTATGAGTTCCACTAGGAATCAAATGCAGAAAGCCTTAGACCTCGTATCTACCAATTCTAAAGAGACAGGGGGGATGTTCACTTCTGGCTTTGACCCTAGGGCGGGTAGATACTCTGCTATGTTTAATGGAGACAGAGTAGATGGCGCCAAGAAAATGGCAGGAAATTTTGGAATAGGGGCGTCTCTTATAAGCAACGAAGATTTACGTCTTAGGGCTCTCAAGGAAGGCCCAAATCCTAAAATGGAACGTAAGATTGAAGTGTTGAACAAGGCTATGGATTTCTTAGCTAGAACCAGAGACCACGATAAGTCCGTCAAACCTAATATTACAGAGCTTGAGTACCGTAACGCTTACGCCTCTAAAGACTTCTCTGGAGTTTTTCAAGACAATCCAGCCGAGTTGGGGGACACCTCAATTGACCCGTCGATGATAGATTACACGGAAGCTTCTTTTAAAGGGATGGCTCTTAGCTCTGCTTACAGGGTCAAAGAGGAATCCTTAGCTCCTGCGCTTGATAGTGCTGCGACTTCTCTTAACTTGCCACCTGCGTTAGTCCATTCTATGGCCGACACGGAAACGGGACACCTCACAGGAGAGAACCGTGAGACAGTCACAAATAAGTGGGGGGCTAGGGGCATCATGCAAGTGACTAAACCAACAGCCGAAGAAATGGGATACTCATGGGAAGACATGTTAGACCCAGAGATTAACGCTAAGGCGGGTTCTGAATACATGTCAGACCAATTAGCTAACTTTAATGGAGACATAGAAGATGCTCTTATGGCTTACAACGCAGGACCTACAAAGGTTCGTAAGTGGATTAGAGAAGGACGGCCTATCGTCCAAGGCAAGTCTTGGCAAACAAACGCTTTTCCTTATGTAGAGAAAATCCTCTCTAACCTAGAAAACACACAGACCAACGAAGGAGACAACTAATGTCTTGTAACAACGACAACAAAGGGCCTTTCTACGAGACAGGGGAAACCTTCGCTAGGAAGATTCTAGAAAAACGTCTCATAAAAGAAGGTATTTACTACGTTCTAGAAGAGGACGGTAATGTGTACCATTACTACGGTCTTTCCGATGGGACGGGGAAACTCATAAATCAAGAGCTCCCACAAGCACTCTTAGAAGACTTAGGGGATAGGTTAGATATTGCCGAGCCTAGGATTGATACGGCGCTTGAGGTTACTATGGTTGAGGGTCAGTCATACACGGCTGGTCAAACACACTATGCACTCAATACGTTTTGGCACAACGAAGATGCAGCTACAGTCCCCACCCCTATTACGGAAGCCTCTCTTCTGGCGGCAGGGTTTGTCCCTGAACGGCAATCAGTCTTTGCCACGGCGGCGGACTTACGGCTACAGACTTCTATTGCGGCGGACCTTGTTCTTGTTGGAGGTGGTGTTTTTTGTTCTGATAGGACAACAGGTCATACAGCTTCCGAAGATGATGGCTTACTTACGATTGTCGATGGTGCGGGGCGTCTGTTTGTCAAGAAAGAGGAGTTCTATTTAAGCTCTCCTCTTATAGACCCAACGGTGACTGATTGGGCTCCTGTGTTCAACCAGTATCTTGCTAAGGGTTATCTTCTTAGGGTTGGGCCGGGGGATTGGAATATTCAAACCGAGCTTGTGTTTAAGCGCGGCGGGGGTATTATCAGCAATCCAATGGCTGACCGCTATCCTGATACGTCGCAGAATGGCGGACGTGTATTTACAGGAACACGAATAAGGTGGACAGGACCAGCAACAAGCGGCGCTATGCTTCGTATGTCGGCCTTGCCTGTTGGACAAGGGCTGTTAGATGGCACTCCTAATGCTTTTAGTGATAGTGTCTTTGGGTGCTCTCTTGTAGGCATTACGGTAGATGGCAACGGCTTAGCGGATTTCGGTCTTTACCAATATCGTGGTATTGATTGCCTCATCCAAGGGAATGTGTTTACAGGTACTTTAAAGAATGCGGCTTGGGGTAGTGCTTTATACTCTGGTGAATGGTCTAACAATATAGCGTTTAAGAATGATGGGCGCGGTCTTGTTATTGGCATGGGCTTTGAAGACTTCGGTTCTAGTTTTACCGAGGCAGAAGCGAATGCCCTTAGATTTATTTCTAACAATGCAGTCGCTAATGGACGTGCAGGTGAGTTCGACGATGGTCTAGGGGCTGGCACAGCTAACACAGATAAGGGTGCGGGCATCATGTTGAACCTTCATCGTGGTAACTTCATTCACGGTAACACATCAGAGTTAAATGATGGGCCTAGCTTTTGGATAAGATGCACAAGTAGCTCTAACTCAATCATGGGACTGTATAGTGAACTAGCTAACTCTATCGACATTGATGGTGGTGGTCCAGCAGGGACGGCGATTTCAGAAGGCCGTGCTAAGTTTAAATGGGATTTATGGATGGAGGGAACCGTTGGTGGCTTTGGCAACATCATCCGTGATGGTGTTTGGGCTGGTGGCTGGATTAGGCTGACAGGCGTTGAGCCCTCTGTGGGCCGTAAAGGTGAAATCCTGAAGTTAGAAAACATGCACCTCGGCTCAGGCGTCAAAGCGGATTGGGGTGGGTATGCTTTGATAAACTGCTCCGAAGAGTTTATGAACTTCGATGGCTCGACACCTCCAAGCGGATGGGCGGGGTCTGTGAACGGGCGGGCTACGTTTAGTCCTGACATTGTTTGCTCTGTTCTTTTTGAGGATGATGGGACAGGTGTAATCACAATCCATGATAGTAAGAACGTAACGAGTGTATCAAGAGGAGGCAGTGCTGGAACATATGCTGTCAACTATGCGAATAATCTAAGCGTTCCTTATCTGGTCAATGCCCAAGAATATAAAGCAGCCCGTTACCTTAAACCAAGCGGCGCTGCGGGCGTAGAGACCTCTCGTCTTATTTTAATTAATACTAACTCTGCTGGAACGGGCGTACATGAGGCGGGTCTTTTCTCTGCTGAATGTAAGGGCGAGTTAGTTTAAACAATCAACCAAAAGCCGGGCGCGGGCTGAAAATCAAAGAAAAATAACATGACAATAGCCATAGCCACCGTGCTTTGCCTAATTCTTTTGGGTTGGGCGACCATCTCCGGCCTGATAACCGTCTGGCGATGCCGCGTACAATTTGCCCGGTACGACCTGAACGACATTAAAGATTTATTCCTACATCCGAGCAGGGTGATTGTGGCCGAAGTATTTTGGGCAGGGGTATGTCTCTTTCTTATTGGCTCAACCATAATCTGTGCATGGGATTTTTATCTGCGTGTGCTTTGGCACTATCAAGTTGGGTGGACTAATTCAGGCGACACTTGGGGTTGGCGTTGGATTAACTGGCATATCACCACTGCAATATTTTTCTTATTTTTTCACGGTTTCATTCGGCGTGTGGCCAAGCAATCAGAAAAAAAGAATGGAGTCGGTGATGCCGATTGAAGTTAAAGAGCTCGCCGACATGCTGATGCGGATGCTCGCCCCTCTCATGCTTTCAATTATCATGGGCTTAGCTGTCTACGCGGTCGTCCCGCAATGGCGTGAAAATGCGAAGCTCTTATTCGGCGGCATTATCTTTGGCACACTTGGAGGATTCATGGCGGGAGAGGTTGATGGGCTAGTGTTTATTAAAACTCCTATCACGATTGCCTCGACTGTGATGGGCCCTTCCCTTGTGCTTTGGGCGGCTAATATTAAAAACCCCGGACAATTTATCCAAGTTCTGCGGGAGTTCGGAGAAGCCCTAGCGACTATTCAAATCGGAAAATCAAGCGCCTCAAGACCAAAGGAGATTAACCATGATAATGTTGTCAAAGAAACCGAAGACTTAGCTTAATAATAACTAAAGGAGACTATTATGTCTAATAACTACAACTATACAGTTTTATGTGAGGTCAAAACCCACAAGATTGAATACAAAGGTGAGCCCTACGTGAAAGGCGATTATGTCCTTATTCCACGTCCACATGCCGTCCAGTACGGTAAGGCTGTACGAATTCTCACCCGTACAGAGCAACTCCAGAAAGAAAAGGAATGGAAAGATGCCGATAATAAAACATAAGCTTTCCAAGAGGTCTTTAAGGAGACTCCAAGGCCTTCACCCTGATATGGTGAAAGTTGTTAAAAGGGCCAGCACTATTCTTAGGTACGGGGGCCACCCTTATGTGGACTTCTCTGTAGGAGAGTCTGTGAGGACTTTGGAACGACAAAGAAAGCTCATGTCTATAGGAGCGACTAAGACTATGAATAGTCGTCACCTCAGGGCTTCTAATGGCTACTCTCACGCAGTAGACCTTATTGCCCTCATAGACGGCAAGGTTACGTGGTCTTGGGAGAGCGGGGCTTTTGACATTATTGCAGATGCAATGAAACAGGCCGCCAGAGAATATCGTATCCCTATTCAATGGGGAGGCGACTGGAAGTCCTTTAAGGATGGCCCACACTTTCAACTACCTTGGAGGGAGTACCCTAAGTAATGAAAAAATGGATTTTAAATCTTTTTGGGGGAGGAGCTGGCTGGCTGATAGTCTTGTTAGTGACTATAGGGCTGGCCTTCGGTGGTGGATTGTATTTAGAGTACAAAGACGCCATTAAAGATAAGGACGAAGCAGAGAAAGCTTTGAAACTGGAGAGGGCTAATAATGCTTCTCTTCGTATCACTGTCTCTTCTTTGGCACGAACAAACAAGAGGCGTGAAAACGCTGACGAACAGGACGGACAAGATGAAGGAGCTATCAATGCTACGACAGATTCGAACAGGTGTACTACTTCTGAGCCTATCGTTGTTGCCCTTGACGGGGTGCGCGACGAGTGGAATAGACGCTACACCGACCTTAACGATGACTAACGGGCAGTTCAACTGTAAGCCTGACCCTAAGCCTCCTGCTGAAGGGAATGAGTCGGACAAATCATTGGCTCTCTATATTGAAAGGTTACAGTCTAGGGGGTGGGACTGTGCTGACCAGTTACATGAGATTAAGAACGTCCTTCAGGTAAATGGTATTGAGATAACGGACGTTGTAACAGAAGCACAAATAGAAGAGGACTAACTACGTGGCAGACTTCATAGGAAACACACAATTAAACCAAGACGACGGCTCAGGGTGGGAGGACGTTACAGGACTTTTCATCGGCAAGAATATAGTCATTCAAAATGTTCACCCTAAACACAACATAAGCATTCACCTAGGAGCTTCTGCTCCAGAAGATACAGGTTACGTGTTAACTCCTTTCAAGTCTGTAGAGGCTGCTGTTATCTCTAAGGTTTGGATAAAGGGCTTACCTTCTGAAGTACACATAAGTGAGACCTCTTAAGATGGGAATACTTTCTAAACTCAATTCTATTAAAAATAACAATGGTTCGTCTGTATTAGCTGTCTTGGTAGACCAAGTACAAATAACTAACACTTCTGTAGAGTCTAGTGTTATGCCTCTATCTTCTTCTAGAGGGACTAAAACTATTTTAGCAGACACTCTTCAAGTAGGAGATGTCATACGAATAACTGGCACGGGGGTCTATGGGACCCCTCTTGTAGGGACAGACGTGACTATCAGAACTAAGGCTAACTCTGTCGTGTTGTCCGAGGTTGTTACAGACGCCATTGTGAGTAACGCCGCTAATGATGCTTTTACGTTCACCCTAGAGTCTTCTGTAATGTCTTTAGGGGTTTCAGGAGAAATTGTTTCAGGGGGGAACATTAGTTATCAGTCTTCCAGTGGACGTATACTTAATAACTTAGACAACAACGGGGTCCCTGTGACTGTAGACACCACCCAAGATATAGTCTTTGATGTTACCCTACAGTGGGACTCTGCCAGCACCGACAGGAATGTTGTTATGAGCACTTGCACGTTAGAGCTCTTAAGGCCTCCTTCTTAACCTCTTATTCGCAAACGACAAAAAAATAAGCCCCCAAGGATTTCTCCAAGGGGGCTTTTTCGTGGGTTATTTTTCTTTGTCTAGTATCTTTTGGACCTCTAGGGAAATTTCCCGAAGGTCTGTGAGGATGTCTTCTATCTCCTTATTCTCTAGAAATTTCTTATACAATTTTATAGCTGAAGTCAAGGACATGGTCCCCTTCATTATGAATCCACCTTCTTCCTTCTTCTTTGCTGTTAAAGAGCTTTTTCTTGATTGTGCCATCAGTATAGGCTATCGTGAACTCTATGTTTTGAAATCTCATGTTAAAACTCCTGTGTTGCTTTACATTTATGGACTTCGTGTCCGGGCCAAATAATTACGTTCTCACACTGTGGGATAGTTGAACATCCTCCAACAAGTAAGAAGAACGAGAGCACCATTCCGAAGATTTTACGCTCCACATGAACCTCCTACCCCTGTAATGTCACACACATCGTGTGTCTCAAGGGCTTCTTCGAAAGTCTTTCCTAGTTTAACTACAGCTTCTCCATAGGCAACAGAGGTAAGGGGTTGTCCTCCTCGGGCCCCATCAGGGTAGCAAGTAAACCCTCTAAGTCGTGAAGCATACTTAGCGAGCAAGTCTCCAAACGGCTTAACAGTGTCTTCGTTGTTTGTTTTGGACCCCCAACTAGGAAGGTTAATTGTAGAGCTAATTGACATATCAACGTAGTCCTGTATGTCTGCTTGGAATTTAAGTCTTCGCTCGGGGTCATTCGCCAAGTCGATTGAGGTGTCAATTTCATCAGGGTTTACTCCATATATGTCTATTAATTCTTGTGCCGTTCCATCGACGACGTACTGGTAATGCCACCGTGAGCCACCTTTGAGGAAACGTCTTTTATAAGAGACTGCATAGAGAGGTTCAATTCCTGTAGTCGTACC